CCTTGTGATACCCGTACCCTTTTTTTTTCTTTGCAGATACCTAATCGGTGGGGGGGTGGGAGAACGGTCGGGTAAATCTAATACCTATTTGAGGGTATAAGGGCGCCTTATATGTAGTAAAAGTGTTATTTTGTCGTCCAAAACATGTGTTTGCCCAAGAATTTAGACAAAAAAGCCGGGGTTTTATTCCCGGCTTTGCTTTGAATTACAAAATTTTATTATTATCCCTTCTTTGCCTTGTATGCGAGAGTTGCCTTCATCGCTTTACGGAATGCATCTTCATCTGGCAGCTCATAAGCCAGCTCTTTTTTGGCGGAAGTAACAAAATCTCGTACTTCAAGGGAGTCTTCACCCCTTTGTGCTTTTTCTAAAGCTTTGTTTTTTATAGTTTCGAGTGCCTCTACTCGTTTTAGACGTGTTTCGTCGTCCATCCTGGCGCATATAGATTGTTCTTTAACTATAGCGCCCATATTTTAAGTTTTAAACAATATAATATTGGTATACAACAAATAAAACGATAAACTTTTAGGTGTTCCATGAATTCTGCACTTATGGCCGCTGCATATCAAGCGGAACAAGATAAATTACGTCAAGAACCCGAACAAGAAAATAATTTAGTTGATGCATTAGGTAAAGCAGCACTTGCGGCGGGTGTTGCAACAGCAGGTATTTTAGGTGGACGTCGTTTCTTTGCTGGTAGGGGAGCAGCACCTACTTCTGTACGCAACACAAGTGCTACTACAGATCTTAGTAATATCAATATTAATAACATTCGTCGTGCAAGTGGACGTCCTCCTGTAGATGTTACAGAAACTGTTGTACCTTCTCGTCCTGCACCACGTCCCGCGCCACAAACAGCAGTTGAGCGTTTAGGTGATGTAAATGAAATAACGCGTCAAGCACGTAGTGAACGCCCACAAGGTATAAAGTTTGTTGATTTATCTGATGAAGTACGTACGTCAGTAGATCCATGGTCAGGTAAAGAAACAATTTTGACACCTTTTGGTTCTCCAACCGTACCTCCAGTTAGAACAACAGAAACTACAACAAGAGGAACACGGTTACTTTCTCCAGCAGCTCCTGATATTACTGATCGTTTACTTAATGATCCTGACTTGTTAAAACGTGTTGAAGCAGAAGAGTTAGCAAAAGAAAATTTACTTTCTAGCAATAGATCAGAACAAGCAAAACAAGCAGCAAGAAGGCGGCAAGTACTTACAGCAACAGGAGATGATATTATCTCTTCTCTTCGTTTAGAAGCTAACACTGCCGAAGCAGCAGCACAAAGTGACTTTGGTCCACAAACATTCTTAAAACAAAAAGGTTACATTGACGCTGAATCAATGACTGAACAACATGTTGCAGCTCGTCCACAACATATTGAACAAGTAAAAGATGCGCTTTCCTCTGGTACACACCAAATGGAAGGCCGAACAAAACATCGCTTACAACAGAATGAAGATCTAGATCTTGGTCAAGTTGAGATCATGGAAGAAATGGCAGATGCACAATATCGTAATTTTGTGAATCAAGAAGATCCCAGTCAAATGATGGGACTTGAACCTGACATTCATGTTAAACAAGTTGCGTCTCGTTTACCGGATGGATTACCTGTTGACCAAGCGGAAGGTGCTTTGAGTTTTGCACGAAAGCGCATGCAAGAGATCCGTGGAATACAAGAAGCACAAGGTTATCGTGGCTTAAGTACAGAGAAACAAATGTTACAAGGAGAACAAGGGACTCGTATTAAACAAGCGTCTGAGTTATATGCAGCAACTGGAGATCCAAATGTTTTATCGTTAATTTCTGAAACACCTTCTTTACCTATTAGTGTTCAACCAAAAGCACAACAATTAATTACCACACAATCTTTAGAAGGTGATGCACCTTCTGAATTAAGTACCTCTTCTCTTTATTCACCGTTTAAAAAACGAGAACTAAATATCAACAAACAAGAAGATGTTGACATGCGTATGACAAACCGCCTTAGTGGGTTAGGTGCTACGCGAGAAACTATACCTAAAACAATTATCAATCCAGAATATGCAGCTTTAGAAGAACAAACTAATATGGCAATGTATGGGATGAAACAAGGTAACCCTACTGCTGCTAATATCTATTATCAAAATCGTCAAAAATTTAGAGAAGGAAAAGTTCCACCTCGGGAGATTACCAATCCTGACTATTTAACATTGTCTCGGCAAATGAACGAAGCTGAATCAGTGCGTAGGGAAGCGCGTGACATTATTGAAAGTAAAAAAAGTAATGTAGAACAATTTCCGTCTATTTACAGAGTTGCAGATTTACAAGAAGGTGTTCGCCCTTTTTATGAACAAACACCAGAAGGTGAAATTATTCCTGAGACTCTAGAGTTACGTAGAGGAAGGCCATCTAGGCCCGCTGGTGTTGTAGAAAAACCAGCCTCTGGTACTAGTATGCGAGGTCTTAGGGGAGTTGAAAGAGAATTTACATCTACTGAAAGTATGGGATCAAATCCAATACGTTGGGATCCGTCATTACATGTACCGGCGCAACGTACACCAGAAGGCTTTGTTTACAAGGAAGAAGCCATGCGTAAACCAAGTGAGCCAGTATATACACGAGGTGAGATAAGAAATGAAATTGCCATGTCTAATGAACCTATCGGATATGAAGAAGCAGTTCAACGTCTTGGGTCACAACCAGCTACTGAAGCAGGTCGAAGAAGCATGGATGTTTCAGAAGATATACGTAGAATAAAAAATAGTAATCCACCAGAAAAAGCTCAACGCCTTGTTAACGTGTATCTTCAGCAACTTAAAGGAGGTTGATTATGGCAGAAAAGAAAAAAGATAAAAAATGGATTCAGAAAACTGAAATGAAGAAAGGTGTCTTTACGGCCAAAGCTAAACGAAAAGGTATTACCACTGCACAGCTACAAGAGAATGTTCTTTCAGCTCCAGAGAAGTATGATGCTGAAACCGTAAAACAAGCAAGGTTACGTCAAACCTTGGTAGGATTAAAAAAGAAAAAAGACGAAAAAAAAACTGAGACCTAATGGCACGTGACGCGAGACTTGACTTAGGGCGCTACATACAAAATCCTTTTAATCGTCGAGGAGAAATCTCCAAGCGTTTGGATTTTGATGATTTGTTTCAATCCAAAGCTAACAGTGGAGATTACCCTTGGAACCCATCAAAATTTAATGAACGTGATTTATTAAAACGTGCAATGACACGTAAAGTTACATTAAACCCAGATCTTAATTTTGTAGGTAATACACCTTTCTTTGATGACAACGCAGAAGTAACACCACAGTACGAGCTGTTTGAAGGACTTGGTCGTTTCAATAGACCAGAAGATTATGACTTTGATGAAGGTAGGGCACGTACCACACAACGTCCACAAGATCAACCTGACTTCAATCAAGATTGGATTGAATCGTATAAATTAAGTCCTACTTTAAAACCAGGGAAAGCAGCACGTAACCCAATGCCTCGCTTACGTAATCCTGATCCAAATGGTTATCTAATGGCAGGAGCAGAGAAACGTGCTGAGAATGAAATAGAAGATAAACCTTCAATTGCACAACTGTTAGATCGTCAAAGTTTAGTTAAAACAGAACAAAAACAAGCAGAAGAAAAACAAGGAGAAAAAACTGCAAATGAAGAAGCCGTTGAATCTAATACTTCCCCTGGTAAAACACAAAAGTAACTAAAGATAAAATAGTATTAATGCATATAGAAAATGTTTAAAATTGCGGGTCAACTAGCAGGAGCATTAAAAAATTCTGCTCCCGTAAAAAGGCTAGTAGCAGACGGTGGAGGCGATATGTTACGCGCTTCTGTACCAGGAGGTTTACTTACAGGCATATACACCACACTAGCCACTGGTAATCCAATAGCCGGTCTTACGGTAGGTGCAGCAGATATCGGGTTAGGTGTAGGTGCAGGTAAATTATTAAAAAAATATGCACCTGATATTGCAGGTAAATATAATGCTTATATACCAGATGAAGTATTAAAAAAATATGCGGGTTCATCAATACCTGCAGAAAAAATTAATCGTGTATATGAACCTAGTTGGCAAGCTAATGCTGTGAATCTAGCGGGTAGTGTTGCAGCACCAATGCTAATTGAACCTTTATTTTATCCTCAGCAACAAATAAACACTAATCAGTCCGTGACACAACAACAACAACTTGGTCAGCAAGAAATGTTAAATCAAATGTACCAAGCACAAACAGCAGATGGTACCTTGTATCAAACGCAAGGTCTTCCTTATCGTTCAACGGGGCAATACTAATGGCCGTACCAGGGAGACCAGAACAAGCACAGACGTTTCTTAGGCGTGCAGCGGACGCCTACAATAGCGCAATGCATTCTGTTGGTGATCTAATGCCAACTAAAATTAAAAAAGGTTTTCAGTCAGGTGTGGAATTAATGACACCTGAGTCTAGACGTGAAATAACAGATGAACAAGGTAATCGTATTCTTAGTAGTATTTCAAATTACAGTACATTTAGTCCGAATTTTAAAAAAGAATTAAAAAATGTAAAAGGTATTAGTTTTAACGAAACACCACAAGAATTTATAGGTGCTTATGCGGCTAGGTTATTAACAGATGCAGGCACAGACTCAACTCGTCATTTGTATTGGCGTTACAATCACCCAATGGCAATTGCAGATAAACTTATTGAAAAAGCTGCTGGACCTGCATATAAACAATTTAACCCAACACAAAAAGGTCTTGTTGGCTTAGCTATCAGTGCACCTACTGTTGCTTCCTTGGGACAAATAGACATAACAAATCCTCTTGAACAATTTAGATCAAAAGGTTTTGCTCAAACCTATGCAGAAGAAGGAGCAGAAGATCGACGTGAGACTGGTCAACCTGGAACTGAATTACTTGAACGTTTGTTCCTTGGAAGACAAGGTCGTCCACTTAAATATGAAACAGCAAAAGAAGATATCCCTAGTTTGACACCTGAAAGGTATAGTAATTACATGAAGAATTATTACCAAGATAAAGGTATTATCGGTCTTGGTTTAATTAAAGGAACAATGGAAAATTTGGAAGGTGTACCAGAAGCTCGCATTGTAGGCTTCCCAATCGGACTACAGGCAGCAGGTGCATTAGCAGGAGGAGCAATGGCTCTCCGTGGTGCATTACAAACCCGACCACCTGTTGTTACAACAAAAGAACGTCGTGTTATCTCGTATCCTGGTGGAAGTTCACGTGTTGTCGAACAGGATGTTAATACTAGAGTACCAATGGCTACACGTAAGACTGCAAGTATTGCATTAGCTGGATCTTTAGCAGGAGCATTAGTAGGTAACTTAACCAACCAAGCTATTGCTTCATTAAATAATCATCCTGAGAACTTACCAAGCACAAATGAATACCGTTAGAGTATGTAGGCTGGTAAAATTAACATATCGAATAAGATAAATTATGGCAATCATGGCAGGTCCTGGAGGTTCAATGGAACGTGGAGGTCCACTTGCAACAATTCAACCTACATATATTCCAACACAAAATATTGATCCCTCTCTCGGCATGGGGTTTCAAGATTTACTTAATCGTGCGGGTACCAAGATGAAAGGCTTGGGAGATCGTGTGTCAAAAGCAATAGCAGGTGCAGGTGGCGGAAGAGCTGTAGCGGGTAATATAGCTGGTAAGTATATACCAATTGCAGGTGCTGGTCTTTCGTTAATGCAAGGTGATGTTGGTGGAGCTGCAGGTGGTTTAGGTGGTATGGCGCTTGGCACAATGCTAGGAGGTCCTATCGGTGGTTTGGTTGGATCTGTTGTTGGTGGGGGTATTGGTACTGCTGCACAGAAAGGTATAGGTGGACTTATCCAAGGTGCTTTAGGTGGTGCTGCAGCTAATACTGCTGCTCGTGGTGAGTCTGCTGGACCTATTCCTGGTCTCCCTGGTATTGGTGCTAAGAAAGTAGGTGATATGAATGTCAATGAAACAATTGACTTTATGCGAAGAGCGGGTATGAATCAAGTAGATATTGCAACAGCACTTAATCCGATGTTGAATCAAAATCTTGATCAACAACGTAATCGTCAAATGCAGTTGAATCAACAGACTGCACAACTTACTGGGGCACTTAATCAGCAAAGATATATGGCTGAACTAGCAGGTGGAGCACAAACAGAAGCTGGCGCACTTACACGACAAGTAATAACATCTGTTAATCCTTACGCTAATTCCGCGTTCCAGTATCGTTAAATAACATGTCTTTTTCAGGTTTCAATCCTAGTTCTCCCAACGCCCTTAGATATGGGACAGGCGTGAATTTTGATGGAATAGATAAAGGAGCAACTTTTTACGGACAACAACCCATAACTCCTGCTGGAAAATATGCGTTTATAGGTAGTGATCTCTATAAAAATGCTGACCCTGAAACACGAAAATTAATAGCTGAAAACGAATTAGGAAACAAAAGTCAAAGTGATGTTGCTCAACTATTAGCTTTTGCTCGTGAAGCAAAAAGTCCAGAAGCACGGAAACAAGCTCTTGAAGATACATTGGAATTTCAAAATAAACAACAAGCTTCAGCAGCACCTTATAACATGTTGTATAAAGGATTAGATACTTTAGCCAAGATACCTGATCGTATAGCGCAACAGTCTGCTTTACAAACAGCTAACACTCTTCTTGGCGCTAGATCGATAACTGATGCATATACTAATACCTTAGCTAATTATCCAAAACTACAGTTCGCGAGTAGTGCTCCTGTTTTACAATCTGGAAGGTACTTTAGTTAAAATGAAACAATGGCTTATAATTGGAGTAGCCCAGTTGACTTTAGCTCTGGTTTTGGAACCGACACTCAAGGTCAATTTAAAGACATTACGTCTTTTCTTCCATCCAAACAAAAAGGTAATAGTATGTGGGGAACAATAATACCTGCTGCGTTTAGCGCAGGAACCAGTTTATTCGGTACCAATCAAGCTGCAGAGTCTGCTCGCATAGCTGATAATACTGCAAAAAAAATTGCACAAGGTCAATTTGATGCACAAAGAGCAGGTATTTTAGAAGGAAGGGAGGCAAATAAAGCTGGTCTTGGCTTTGGTATATGGGATGCAACAAGTGCTGCAACTTGGAGACCAGACCTTGCATTTGGTAGAGATAAAGCAGCATCTTTATTTCAAAAAAGTATATTAGATCCCATGGAACTTGCCAATAAAAGGGACTTTGCAAGAGCTGCTTTTGGTATGGACAATTCAGCAGAAGCAAGAGAATTAAAACGACAACAACAAGAGGCACAAGCAAGATCAACTGCACTTCAATCAAATGCTGGACTAATGGGCATGTTTGGTCCTACTTCAATGTTTAACCGGCAGACCACGGGACTAGGATGATGAATATGTTTGGTAGAATTACATTAATAGCTACATCTACGCTTTTTACATAAGGAGATAAATCATGGGAGGAGGAGGAGGAAAAAGCGCACCGGCACCCGTATACATGCCGCCACCGCCTGATAATACGTTTAGAGATTTCTTAAATTACAGTCAACAACAAGAAGCACGGGCACAAGCGCGAGCTGATCAAGAAAGAGCAGACGCTAAGGCTAAGGAAGACGCACGTAAAGCTTCTGGTATTGCAGGCTTTGGTGGTTTACGTTCAGGTCTAGAGTCTCAACTGAAACAAGGTTTAATTACATATAACGATGCTTCCAGTCAGTTACGTGATTACGCTGGGAAATACGAAATAAATGCAGAAGAAGATGTTAATAAATTAACAGATCTTTATACGAAAGAATTATTACCTGGACGCCGCTCCACAGGAGTCTCTGCGGCCTATCAAGAACTCTTAGGACGCGAAGCTACGGAGCCAGAGAAGACAGCTGCCTTAGAACGTTTTAATCAGGGTTATTACAGTAGTGTTCAAGACTTAAAAGACTCCCTTACCAAAGGTTCGGAATATCAAGATAAATTCCAAACGAGTTATCTCGGCAACTATTACGATACGATGTATGGTAAGGAAGAAAGGGATGCAGCAGGTAAGAGAACAGGTACAAGAAGCTTTAAGTTTGATAAGTCACTTCTTCCTACTTACGCTGAAGGAACCTTAGGTAAAGCTGGAGTTGCAGTTCCAGACTTTAAGGACACCTTTACTGGCACACCTGCTGAACTTGAAGAGCAAACACAAAATATCAGAGACACACGTAAGTATCTTTACAGTGCTGGTCTAACCAATCTCCAAGGGGATATCGATAAAGAAACACAGAAGTTAAAGAATAAAGGAGCAGCGGATGTGGCTAAGATCGGATCGACGGGCGATATGTATAAAGCTTTGATAGGAAGTTTTAGCTTTTAATTTAAGATATCTTTGTTATAATTATCTAGTGTAAAGGAATTTTAAAAATGACAGCTTCATCCGGTCAAGATAGCGCAAGTGATTTTGACATTAATCGTTTTGAGCAACTTTTAGAGCGTCTTGAAGCATCTAAAGGTCGTCAACAACGCCAAAAGTCCGTTGAAGGACGTCGTGATATCTTCAGCCAGGGCCTTGCTGGTATGATGAGTAACTTCTAATTTCCCATAGGTGCTGTAAGCCATGACCAGTAGCGTTCCAGCAGGACAAGTCGATGCTGATGATTGGTTTGATTTAGACAAATATCGTCAGGCAGCTGGCGTGGCTTACGACTTTTCCAAGAAAAAGATGGAGGATGCTGGTGGACAGGAACGAGAAACTATCGGTAAAGGTGCCGAAGAACAACGTACCTCCGCAGAGCAGTCACAGCGCTTTAAAGAAAGGGACGAAGAACGCGATTACGGCCAGGCCCAACGAGCTTATCGATATTGAGTTATTTGATGGGTGGGTAGATAATTTAGATGCGTCTACCCAAGAATCATTTTGTGCATTCGCCAAAGAAAATTACTCTGTAATAGAAGCATATCTATACTCACGATTCCTTGGTTATAAAGGAACCGTAACTGCGTGCGAACTATGGGTTAAACAACATTACGATAAACCTGATCACCGAAAGAAACTCTTGTATGAAATTGACGAGATGCAAGAGGACGTACGTAAATTGCGAGAAGATGTAGAGAATGGTGTTGTAAAACGTGATGCGGGAGTAGCTCGTATTGCTTCTATGCAAAAAGAAATCCGTGGTCATATTGACCAAGTAGAAAAGTTTACGAGCATTAAAGATAGAAAAGGTTTATTGATGGCAGGTGCTGATAGGGCCATACGTGAACTAATGTTTATTTTCAAAGATGATCCAATTGAGATCCCCCTGGAAGAAGCAACAATGAGCGTATGGTCTAGAATGCAACTTGAAGAGTGATTCTGTTATAATTATATTTACATTGAATAAATAACATGGGTGCCGGAAGACTGCCCTCAAGAAGTAATACTAGTCAACCAGGTCAAGATAACAGAGCAGACTACTTTGGTCTTGATAAATTTGCTGAAGCTAGCAGGGAAAGAGAGTCTGCAGCAGCTAGCAGGGAAAGAGCTAACAGAATGAATTCTAGTCAACCAGGGCTAATGGAATATCTGGAGAATGATCTTGGGCAAATTAACAGAGAAAAGTTTAGTTCAGATAGGTTTGGCACTTTACTACGCGATTTAGGGAAAAAAGAAAGCATTAACCGACGTAAAGTACGTGGGATGTTGATGTAAACATTATATGCCTAAAAGTAAAATGCCACCTCAATTTCTTGAGTATCTCAAGAAGAAAGACGCCAAGAAAGAAGATGGCACAGAAATGAATGACAAAGAAAAACGTAAGGCTGCTCTAGATAAGGCAAGGAAATATAAAAACCAAAAAAACAAAACAACAAAGTAAAAATCATGGCTAATACGTATCCTTCAGAAAAACCAGGTAATTCAACAGGACTGTTTCAGTATCTGCTTAATGAAAGTCCTGAAACAAAAGCAGCTAAGAGAGCTAGTAAAAAAGCAAAGACACCTAAGAAAAGATAACAAATTAAATGTTATTTACACTAGAATAAATAAATAAATAAATAAAGTAAATGGGAAATCCGAGCACAGGTACTGGTTATGGCTATGCTACATATGGAATGTCGCCTGAACTAGTAAAAAAATTTATTGTTCAAGAGAGTAATCCTGCGGCATTAGAAGCTGTTGGTCTAGAAAACGCTTATCAAAACTTTTTAAACGCTGAACCTCCTGAATTACGTAGGCAAAGAGAGCTTCTACAAATAGCCGATGATAAGGCCCAGGCATCAAAAAAAAGAGCAGATTTCGATGCCGCCAATTTAGCTCGTCAAGGTGTTAATGATTATGGATCAGAATTAATACTCACCCCTGGTTTTTCTATTACACCTACACTTCCTGAAAAAGAAAAACAACCTCAAAAGGAAGATGCATTTCAAGAATTACTGAATAAAATATCTAAAAATAACACGGTGTCTCGGGTAGAAGAACCACCTATGCGTGGGTCAAGAAGTGCATTTGGTGAATATATGCCACAAGAAGAAGAACCACCTATGCGTGGGTCAAGAAGTGCATTTGGTGAATATATGCCACAAGAAGAAGAACCACTTAGACGTGGGTCAGGGAATGCATTTGGTGAATATATGCCACAAGAAGAAGAAAACGTACGCACTACACCACAAACAAAAGCAAATGAGTTTTTAGAAGCTTATAAGAATCAAGCACAAACAGAAGCAATCAATAACAAAAATGAAGATATAGCAGCTGTCTATAAGCCAAGTGCACCTACAGTAGAAACGTGGATAGAAAAATTAGATAAAGATGCTTTACGTAATAAAGACAAACCAATACCAACAGGAATACCCTATAGACGTGGTACTGGGTTAGGTGATCATATGGGAGCAGACGCAAGTGAACAACTAAGAGGAGGTGGATTAGGGGATGCATTTGGTGAATATATGCTACAACAGGAAGAACCAACTAGACGTGGGTCAAGAAATGCATTTGGTGAAGATATGCCACAAGAAGAAGAACCATTTAGACGTGGGTCATGGAATGCGTTTGGTGCATATGCCTAGTAAAAATAAAAATTTTTACTTTTAGACAGCAATTAAAACGTGTTTTGGTTTAGTATGCATTAAACCTGAAACATTTTTGTGCCTAGCTATACACACCTTGCTTATCGACGTAATGCAAAAGCTGCTGCTAAAAATCAACAAATACGTATACCCAAGAATGTAGATGCTCTTAAGCTTGCGCAAGAAGACTTTGGCTTCTTTTGTGAATATGTAGCCGACAAGCCTCCTGCTGAACACCACTTGGAATGGCATAAACATTTCATAACAGAAGAAGACAGTAGTTGCCTTTTACACATTGCTGGACCAAACGTCGACCTATTGGCACCAAGGGGGCCACTTGCTGTTTCAATGCCAGTAGCAACTCCTAACGGATGGGTGCCAATTGGTGATTTACAATTAGGTGATTTAGTTTTTTCTGAGAAGGGGCAAGTTACAGAAGTAATTAATATATCTGATTATGCATTGTCTCCAACGTGGGAAATATCCTATACAGATGGTTCATCCGTACGTTGTGACGATCAACACCTATGGAAGGTGCGGCGCGTAAGTTCTGATGCCAAAGGTGAATGGCGTGTTATGTCTCTTAATGAAATACGTACACAAAAAACAAGTGGAATAAAAAGAGACGGTAAAGATGATTCTTCAAGTCAACGTATTACTACAACTTGTTCACAGGAAGAAAAACCTTGGTTGGACAGCAGGGGCTACGCTCGTTACTATATTCCCGTGACGGAACCAGTTCAGTATCCAGAAAAAGAACTTTTAATTGATCCATATTTACTTGGTGTTTTAATTGGAGATGGTTCCTTAAGCAGTGGAAACTTAACAATAACTAGCGCTGATTCAGAATTGATTGAACGTTGCGCTCAACTTTTACCTAAAGACTACACGTTCAAAAAAGCTTCTAAGTACGGTTATCGTATTTCACATGTTAAAGGCAGCCTTTTTTCTGGAACACCAAATCCTGTGAAAGGAAATCTTGAAAAGCTTGGCTTGTATGGAAAAACATCAGTATCAAAATTTATCCCAAAAGAATACTTACTTTCTTCTGTTGCTGATCGTGAGGCGTTGCTACAAGGTTTACTCGATACGGACGGCACGGTATCTAGTTCTGGTTCTGTTTCTTTTTGTACTACATCTCAACAACTGGTAGAGGACATCATTGAATTAGTTCAATCATTAGGAGGTATTGCAACTAGACATAGTGCACAGTTTAATTCTTATACGCTGCCTAACGGAGTAAAAACCCGTACAACAACACCTTCTTATAAAGTAGGAATAAAATTAAACCCTGAGATCAGACCCTTCTTTCTGGAGCGTAAAGCACTGAGGTATGCTCCCTGTACTAAATACCTTCCTTGCCGTGGCATTGTAGATATTAAACCATCGTTTGAAGAGAAGGTACGTTGCATAGAAGTTCAGGATGAGTGTCATACATTCTTAACAAAAGATTATATTGTCAGTAAAAATTCGGCCAAAAGCACAGTCTTGGGTTTGCTTACGGCATGGGCTATTGGTATTCATACTAAAGCTAAACGTCCTCTACAGATTCTTTACTTGTCATACACAGTTGATATTGCACGATCCAAAAGTGCTACTATCAAACGCATCATTGAAAGCAAGCGATACCAAGAAGTTTTCCCTACTGTACGCCTAATGAAAAATGTAACCAGTAATGAGTATTGGTCAATAGATCATCGTTTTGCAGGTATTGACACAACTGGTGATGAACAGTTTACACTTTGTGCTGCAGGACTTAAAGGTTCAGTTACTTCCAAACGATCTCATTTAGTAATGATAGATGACGCCATAAAAAGTTCGGCAGATATCTCAAATCCAGACATTAGAAAACAAATGCAAGAGAACTGGAATGCTGTGATCGCACCTACGATGTTTGAAGGCGCACGAGCAATATGTCTTGGTACACGCTTCCGACATGATGACATTCATGCGACAACTTTTAATGAACAAAATAATTGGATGCAGATTGTTCTTCCTGCAATTAGGAACAATCTTATAACAGGAGAAGAAGAATCCTACTGGCCTGAAATGTGGTCTTTGGAATACCTAAAGGAAAAAAAACGACAGGCACCTATCGCTTTTTCTTTTCAGTACATGAATCAAATTATTAGACAAAACGAACTTTCCTTAGCACCAGAACTAATAGTTAAAGCAGAAATTGCAACGGAGTTTGATACTCTTGGTGTGGGTGTTGATCTATCTGCTGGTGTTAAAGAAAAGAATGATTACACCGTTATGGTACTAGGTGGACGTATCGGCGATCAAATTCATATTATTGATTACAGACGAATACGAGTCATGGGAAACCTGGAAAAACTTGATGTGCTTAAAGAACTTCTTAACGACTGGTCTATTCTCGGTAAAGATGAAAACAATAATTATTTCCCGACTTTCGCAACAGTTGACATATGGTCTGAAGCTGTACAGTACCAGGCGTCCTTGGAAGCAGACTTTAAAAGAGTTTGTTTAAATCAAGAAGGTCTCTACAACATCTTGTGGCATCCTGTCAAAGGTTTCCGTGCAGATAAGCTTGCAAGGTTTCGCGGCATTATGGGCATGTTTGAAGATAGAAAAATAATCTTTAATCGATTTAGGAACTTCACAAATCTCTTCGAGGAACTCACGAACTTCGGCGTAAGTAGTCATGATGATTGTGCGGATGCCCTTGTGTGGTTAGTTAACGGTCTAGCACGGAAAGGTCAATTACACCTAGACTTTTAATTCTAAAGACTTTATAAAATTATAAAAATTAGTTACAGCAGTAGATCTTAACATATAGAATAAAAATGTGAGGAATTCCTCACATATCTACATGTTTCTTAACGTCCTCATGGTTTCTACTCTTGCTCCACGTTCTAGCGTGGCTGGGTGGGATCAGTTTTGTAAGTGGGTTACAGGCACTGAAAATCGTCTTTATGTCGGTTGGTTTGGTGTACTTATGATCCCTTGCCTACTGGCCGCCACCATTTGTTTTATCATTGCTTTTATTGCTGCTCCACCCGTTGATATCGATGGCATTCGTGAACCTGTTGCTGGATCCCTCCTATACGGAAACAACATCATCAGCGGAGCCGTTGTGCCCAGCAGCAATGCAATCGGCTTACATTTCTATTCAATTTGGGAAGCTTCTTCGCTTGACGAGTGGCTCTACAACGGGGGTCCCTTTCAGCTCGTCATCTTCCACTTCCTCATTGGCATCTTTGCTTACATGGGACGAGAGTGGGAACTTAGCTATAGATTAGGGATGCGTCCCTGGATCTGTGTTGCGTACTCCGCACCAGTAGCTGCAGCAACTGCTGTATTCCTGATTTACCCCTTTGGTCAAGGTTCGTTTTCTGATGCAATGCCTCTTGGTATATCAGGAACCTTTAACTACATGTTTGTATTCCAGGCTGAGCATAACATCCTTATGCACCCTTTTCACATGTTAGGTGTAGCTGGGATTTTTGGTGGATCGTTATTCAGTGCTATGCATGGTTCTCTCGTCACATCCTCATTGGTACGTGAGACGACTGAAGACGTATCTCAAAACTATGGCTACAAGTTTGGTCAAGAAGAAGAGACCTACAACATCGTTGCAGCACACGGCTATTTTGGAAGACTTATTTTCCAGTATGCCAGCTTTAACAATAGTCGTAGTCTTCATTTCTTTCTTGCCGCTTGGCCTGTGATTGGTATATGGTTTGCTGCGCTTGGTGTATCAACCATGGCATTTAACTTAAATGGTTTTAACTTCAATCAATCTATTGTTGATAGCCAGAATCGTGTGGTGCCTACTTGGGCTGATATTCTTAACAGAGCTGGCCTAGGCTTCGAGGTTATGCATGAGCGTAATGCACATAACTTTCCTCTTGACCTTGCTACAACTGAGTCTGTTCTTGTAGCACTAAAGGCTCCGGCCTTAAGTTAAATTTAAAATAAAATTATCTACCCGACTGCTAACACGGTCGGGTTTTTTATTGTAAACTAAAGGAAAGAAATCTAAAACCTTGGGTCCGGAATACGCTGCCATCTTTTTGACTGCGGTCATTTCAGCGATCACAGGTGGTTCCTGGGTGGCTAACAAACTGTTGTCCCGTCAAACGGAGAGGATCCAACAAGGCGTGGAACACATCAACACACAGAGACGTAGGATCGATAATCTAGAAGATGAAGTAAAGCGTTTACCAATGGATTACGTACTAAAGGTTGATTTCTTACACGAGATTACAGAAATGCATAGTAATTTTAGACAAATTAACAATAAGCTTGATAAGCTAATTGAAAAGCTTTTAGCAAAATGAGCTACGTACTTGAAGTCCAAGAAGATGAAAACGGTGATTGCTTTATCACGTTTCCAGAAGAAGTAATCGATGAGTTGGGCTGGAAGGAGGATGATGTGCTTAGTTGGGATGTACGTAGTAACGGCATCATTCTAAGTAAAGTAAATGACTCAAGCGGTTATGAGGTTATAGAAGAGTAGAATATAAAAATTAAAGCAGTAAATAGATGTATTATCAATCGCAACCAGGTGGTTTTTACGGTACGGAACTAGGCAATGTTGAAGGCATGGAAGCTATAGCAGGCGGCTTTAATCATGATCTAAGTTACCCTAAAATACCAGGTCGTGACGTACAGGGAATACCTAATGCCAATGATCCTGTAATGCGTGAGAAATTACGTCAACGTCTTCTTAATAATCCAGGGGGAGGAGAAGATCTCCCTGGCTTTGTAAAGAAAGCAGAAGGTCAATTTGGGAATCAAAACCCGTTAGCTTTTGGTTCTAGCAATCTTCCCAATGCGGTCACTAATATGGGAGGTCAGTTTCCAATGGGTAATATGGGAGGTCTTGCAAATTCAACTTTTACACAAGCTGAAGCTCCTTTTGGTGAAGTAGCAGGAATACTTGATGGTATTTTTGGTAGAAAATCTAAACCACTTAAGCCAGGAGAAAAGCCTACCATGGATGAATTAGGAACTAAAACAGGGGAGAGAATGATGGAAAGAAAAAGAGCAACTGAAGAAGCAATAAAAATGATGAGAGGTGGTAGTTCATCTAGTGAAATAAACCCTTTTGAAGCTTTACTTGCACAGAACCAAGGTCCTAGTACACCCGTTAAATACTACCCTGACGCGTTTGGCGGACAAGGGGGAATCTTACCTAATCGTGGTGCAGCAGGTCCTGGTAATGTGCGTCCAAAGGGATCTGTTCCTCTTGCTCAAGATCTTACTGAAGATCCCGATGGCATGGAACAAATGTTAGCGCAGCTTCGCGAAAATCAATCTTCTTTACCAAACGGATTTATCAATAAATATGTCTCTTAAATCTGCTAGCATTTAACAAAGGTAATAATTAATGGACGCTAAAGCCCGGCTTAAAGAGATTGTTGATTCCTACATCGAGAAGGATGGAGGAGCTTCCGTTGATACCGGTATTGTTGCGTCCCACTTAGCACAGATGAAGTTATTTGGCATCCGCCAGGGTGTTGAATTCTTTCCAGCTCAAGATAACTTTGGTAATCAACGCAAAGACTTTATCGACCGTGTAATCAAATTCAATCAAATAGACACACGCTTAGATTCTATCTGGGACTATTTCCTGTGTGATGGACAAGGTCTTTTTTATATACGTCCTACAGAAAACAATTATCGCCTTTACTTCTTTAGACGTAATGAGTATAGGAGTTTCTACAACATTGACGGCGAGTTAGACGAAGTTGTAATTATCTATAGTTACAAGATACGTCAAGGTTTCGGCTACCAACAAGACATTGTATCTTCTGATGTAACAGGTTCTGTTTCCATGGGGCAAGGCGGAGTTAAACGTTACATTCGTCTTTCGATTAAACGTAAAACAATAGAAGAGACACACTCGGAAGCAGAACTATCATTTGATACTAACTATCAAATGAACTCTGGGCGTACCACCACACTTAAAAATACGCTTGGCTTTATTCCTTGTGTTGAAATCTTTAATAATACCAAAGGCTTCTCAATGGAAGGTGTTGGTGAATTTGACGCCTTAGCCAACCATATATGCACGCATGACGACTTGGTGCGTACCATGCGGAAGAATGTTACCTTCTTTGGTAGCCCAACTCTACTTTCTTCTCGTCCTAAAACGGACCTAATGGAATCTAGTAGCGATACTGCTACTGTGCAACGTCCTTCTATTGCAGCGAACTCAGGCTTTGGTGGTGCAGGACCTTTAAGTAGATCTCAGTTTAAATCTGATCCTATATATCGCGGTATTGATGGACAACTCCGAGTACCACGCATCATTGCAAACCTTGAACCTAATGATCGTGTTGGTTACATTGTTCCAGATGCAATCACAGGAGATCAAAATTCTTTTGCACGTCAATACCGAGAAGAAATACGTACATCTCTCGGTGGTGTAGATGAACTATCTATATCTGCAGGTGTAACTGCAACAGAATACAAATCATTATTTGGCAGGGTATCTGCCACTGCAAAGAAAAAAGCAACAGCTATTTACACATATGGGATATGTCGTTGTTTAGAGCTTATCTTATTCCAAGAGGAAACTTTATTCCGTAACACATTAGCAGCGGCTGCAGGAATTGAAAGACCTTTGGAACTTCCCGAGCAAGCTACGGATGAAGACACAGCAGCATATAACGAAGCTATGCGTATGTTTGAAGATCAAGTCAAGAAGATAATGATGGCTTGTCTTAAGACTCAACAAATACCACCTGGTGTATTAGGACTAATACCAGATGGAGATGTAACGCTCCAATGGCGTTGGATGGGTCCTGTTTACGAAGACTCAACACAAGATATTCTTAACAACTCAATTGTTGTTAGGAACCTACAGGAATTAGGTGTTGATAGCATTGAAGCACTGAAATACCTCTTCCCCTCAAAAACGGAAGAGGAGCGGGCCGAGATGTTATCTGGGTTCCCGTTCAGGATGGTGAATGAATTACAGAGTGCATACTCTCAATTCTCTCGCCTGGTGGGGGGTATGATGCAGACTCCTCACCCGCAATCACCGGACTTACCGATGGCTGCGGATCCAAGATTGGATCTAACTCCATATCTGTATCGTACATTAGAAGCATTACAAAAGGAGATGAGTTATGCAGGACGCTACCGTCCAATCGATCCCACAGATGAGCCAAGTACCAGCAGCCGTCGCTCCGAGCAACTACGTGGTGGCAGCACCTCAAGCAGCTCCGGTCAGCTACCAGGCAGCACCTCAGGCTTATCAAGTGGGTACGAGTTACCCCCAAGCGGTACCTCAGGCGAACCCCAGTTACCAATCAAGCCCTACTCAATACGCCCCCCAATCCCAACCGGCGGCACCTCAGGGCAACCCATGGGAGTCGGCGTTCAACAAGGTAGTGGGGCTACTGAGCGCACCAGTCCAATCCCCGTTCCAGGGTCAACCCTCTCAAGCGGCACCTCAGTATACCCCGGCCAATTACGGAATTCCGTACAGCCAAGCTACGCAACAATCGGCTCCGCAGACCTGGCAAGCCAACCAGGCTTACTTGCCCAACTCTTCCCCAACCTCCTCGACGGCATCATCGGCGGTTCAGGATCAGCAGGCGATAAATACGGCGGTAGCAGATTATTACAATCTGAGCAACGAAACGCGTCAGGTTCTGGACGTGTTCGGGATGGAAGCTCCGGCAGTCCTGAACAACTACGCGCTAAACCTGGAAGCAATGGTGGACAGCGCCGTCGCATGGGGAAACCGCGCAGCTAACTGTATTACTGGTTACGCCAACTTTGCCGTTAATGAGCACCAGGAGAACCTCGCCTATAACGAGATTCTGACTAACCCTGATGTACTCAGCGACTACACGCTTAAGTTCTTCGGTCCTGAAGGTCCTTATCCTGTGTACGAAAATGAAGAGCAACTAGCTACTCGTGGTTATCCCACTCAGCCTGCTGGTTATTCACAAGTAGGTCAGTTCCCTGCACCTCCTGCTGCTGCTGCTCCTCAAGCCCCTGGTAATTTCTGGGGTGAATTTAACGACACAATGACACGTGATCCACAAAATGCTTGGCGCATTTTGAATCAAGCACAACCTCAAACTGTTGCAAACAAATTGTTTGTAATGGAGTAATACATCAGCTTGTAATGAATAAATTACAAGCTGTTAAAATCATGTTAGATAAGACATATAATGTCTGAATCTTTCACCCTGTAAAAACATTCCCCGAGAACTGGAGGATAAAACAAAGTGTTCATTGATAACGATTTTCCAAAGATTCTAGGTGCGGAACTTTACCGTCCCCACCCTGCTTATATTGCGGAAATGGCTGTTGAGCCCGTGGTCGTCCACGACTTCACACGCCAACCTGGTCAAACTGTACAACTCGACCGCTACAAGTTCTGGGGAACCCCTGGTACTAAGGATAGCCGCGAGCGTATTGCCGACCAAACCATTGGTACCGCTAATAGCCGTAACATCACCAAGGAGAAAGTCCTTGTGGTGCTTAAGGAGTACACCGGTCCTGCGGACCCTGGTGATCCTACCCAACCTTCAACCTTTAAGATTGCTCGTGAAACTCTAGTTACCGCTCAGCGCATGTTGCTGGACACAGGTAACTTGAATATGTTCCACCAATCTATCGGTAGCCTCACACTGCTAGATGACTATCGTCGTTGGCGTGATCGCGTCTTCCTTGACGAACTAGCTAAAACTGAAGCTAATGGTAAAGCTTCTGGAACACAAGGTGGTTACTACTTTGCTGGTAACAAAACCAAAGATTCCTCTGGCCGTATTTCTTATGAGTCAGCTGAATACACAGCTGATCTTCAACAGTTCCATGTATCTACTGACCTGTTAACTGTAGTTAAAGATTTACGTAAGCGTAACGTACCAAGTTTTGCTGATGGTTTGTATCGTTGCATTTGCGACCCTACATTCATGATGCACTTGCGTCGTGACCCTGACTTCCGTGAGATTGCACGTTATGCCGGTAACCCCGGTCAAGGCATGTACATGGCTAATCCCATGATGCCTAACAACGCCAGCTTCTTCATGGGTCCCCAAGCTGGTCAAGCTTACTTCTTGGCTGGTGAACCTGTAATGCCTACTGGCGTTCAGTTTGAAGGTGTGAAGTTCTATGAGTCAACGAACTTCCCAACCAAGAACGTTACCACAGCCTTTAACGGCGTATCTGGTACCTACGCTTCTCAGGAAGTTGCACAAGGTTACTTCTTTGGCCCTCAAGCAATTGGTGTTGGTATTGGCGGTCCTAACGCTCAAGTACTCATCAACAACAACGATGACTTCAGTCGTTTCATCATCTTGATTTGGCAACTGTATGCTGGTTTTGAAGCCTTGAACAAGGACTTCGTTACCACTGCATTCAGCTACGTCTCTGATGACGGCACTGTTTAAACATAATCACTGTAATAATCTCCAAGGAAAAAATAAATGACTTATTTGTCCGCTAAGAAAATCTACCCAGGCAACTGGGCAGAACCCCTGAATGGTTGGTACAAAAACATTGATACCAACGACAACGGCTCTAATGACGCAACTAAAGGTGGCCCTACTTCCGTATTGGCTCTCCCCGGTTACCGTTATTTTCAACAACGTGGTTATGTCGCTGTAACCGCAACATCTGGTGCTGGTGCAGTAGCTGCTGCTGATGTGATCGTTCCTTCTCCTTATCAGAATGACGACACACGTACCAACATCACTGGTATGGTGATCTCTGGTTCAGCTACCCTACCTGCTTACGTATACCGCACTGCGATTTCCGTAGCCTCTGGTTGGGGTGATGGTCGCGTTGCTTCTGGAATTTATGCCGCAACAGGTAACGTACTATCATTTGGTCGCAGTAACTCTGGTAGCCCAGTAGCTGCTTCTGGTGTTGGCGAAGGTGTTATCCAAGCTAACCTCACCTCTACTACCTCTGGCACACAAGCTGGTGAAATTTTCTTCACTGCAGGTGTTGCAGGTTATGGCACCAACCCATTCCATATTGCTTCAGGTGCAGCAGGTGTAACAGCAGGTAATGTTAATTACGCTGCCACTGCATCCACCACCATGAAGGTGTTTGCAAAAGAAACAGCTAACAGTACAGCTACTTCTGGTGGTTTCTACATCTCCAGTGGTGATTCACTTGCTGGTCGTGCAGGTTACTTTGTAGTTGAAATATGCTACATCCAACCTGATGAAGCTCCTGGCTACGAAGATATCGATAGCTACTTAATTGGTCGCACTGTCAGCTAATTAGGGTAAACTAGGACCAGAACATTCTTCTGGTCCTTATGCTCTATCAGCACAAAAAGACAGGCGCACGCCTCAAAGTTATAAGCGAATGGGATAACGGCGACTGGTTTATGGTCGAAGACCAAGACGGACGTTTATTTACAGCTTATAAAACTGAAATATCGCCTGATGAAGATGCCACTAAAAAGGTAAAGACTCTTCAGGTAAAAGATAAAGCAGCAAAAGAAGAGCCACGTACTTTTCCTCCTGATCATCGCTTGAATGTAAATTCGGCAACTGCTCAGATGCTCGCAGATCATATCAAGGGCATAGGTCTTAAGACCGCTCGTGAGATCAAAGATCTTCAAATGTCCTTATCAGGTGAAAGATTTAACAATCTCGAACAACTGAGACAGATTAAACGAATTGATTGGGAGTCTGTTTTTTCTGCTGATTTAATACGTGTCTAATACTCATCTCCTACTTACCCCTGGGAAACCGGGGGTTTTTGCTTTTAGAATAAAAGAAAAATAAAATACAAATGGCAGCTTTAATACCGATAGGAAAAATTGCTAGTCCCGGAGAAGACGTCTTTGCGACTACTGGACCACATCTTGATGTACGTGTAATTCCACAATTTGGAAAAGATAAAGGTAAGAAAATTAACCCAGAGACAATAAGGTCTTTACTTCAAAATATACAAGCTGCAGGGAAGCCTATCGTACAACAAGGCAAAGATGGCCAGTGGAATTGGAACAACCCAATCACATCGCGTTTTGGGCCACGTTCTGCACCTACCGCAGGAGCATCCACGTACCATGAGGGAATTGATTTAGGCATTGGTGCTGGAACTCAATTAGCGTATAAGGGTTATGGTACCTTTACACCAAATAAAGGCTATGGTACTTTATCAACTACAGATTCAAAAGGACAACCTTATGATATTCAGTTCCTACATACGAAACCAGCGGGAAGTAGTACAGTTGCATCAGCCGCACCGGCTGTAACAGCACCTGCACAAACAACAACATCCACTGACGCACGAACAGAAGATATACTTAAAGCTTTTTTGTATGGTGCAGGATACACAGATAAGCCAAAGGAAGCACCAAAGACATTTGAACAACAGTTAAAGGAACAGTTATTAGGTAATGTTTTGAGTCAAGCACTTAACCCACAATCCTTTCTGTCTTCTTACTCCGCAAGTAATCCGTTTATACAAGGTAAGTCTGCAGCAACAGGTGATTTCCTTAACAATGTATTTAGTTGATTACATGCTTTTATAATAAATAGATAAGGAGGAATAGAAGTGCAACTCTCTGACTTCGACAAAAGCAGAGTTAGATACCATTTAGGATACTATGTGGTTTCTGTTCCAGCGGGAGATTATGCTCGTTTAGAAGAATCTTTGAACACTGTTCCTGATTCTTACTTCTACGACAAAATTGCTATTCAAATTGGTCGTTGTGATACGGCTGAAAAGAAAACAGAAGTCGCCTCTTCTCCTTCCACACGTTTAGAAAGTATTGCAGGTGATGTGGATCGCACGATCCGCTCTAGTAATACCAAGGAAGCCTTGAAAGTTTGGGATGAAGTTTACCTTTACGAAACTAATCGTTTAGCTGGTATTCTTTACGTTCCAAACTACAAAGATCCTTTCCAAGCCAGATACCGCTACGAACGCTCTGGTGCTGAATTTATCCAGGCTTTACCTGGCCCTGCCGATACTTCAGTCGGTTCTCGTATTTATCTTCATGAGGTTTGGCGCTAATGGCTTATCAAGGTGGACAACGAAACAGCAAGCAAAGTCCTGATCCAGGTCAAACGCAAAGAGCTAGAGAACAACAAGCTGTTCTTAATAAATTAAGACAAGGTGGTGTTATCCGTGGGGCAGAGCCTGCAAATCCTTTCGCAAGAATAGGAGCCTTCTTAAATCTTGGAACTAGCGAAACAAAACTTCCTAATTTAGGTTCTGCACGTTTAAATGGCAGAGAAGTTTTGCTTGGGAGAGGAGGTTATACACCGGAGGCTGCTGCGTTAGGTGAAATTAATGTCGGAGGACAACGTTTCTTCCCTGCTAAACTCGGAAACGATTTAGTTTATACACGAGAAGCTGGTAAAGTAGGCGGTCAATTTGGCAACCTTTTACCACGAGGCAGATCACAAGATCCTTCTATTGATACTTACGCACCACCAGCAGACCGTGCTTACCAACAGGAAGTATCTCGTACTGCGCAATTAACAGCACAGGATCCTGAACTTCAACGTTACGAAAACGCACGTAAAATTGCTGCTGCTCAAGGTGCTACACCTGAAAGCGTTAAGACAGCAGAAGATATTGGTATGCAAATCTGGGCTAAAAAATATGGTGGTCCAGGTGGCTTAGCTAGTAAAGTAAAACCTGGCCAAGCTGGATATGATGTAATTCAAAACACCATAAACCCTGGTGCAGCACTACAAGGACTTAGCGCCTACGGTAAGGCTGGCACAGAATATGATTACCGGGATTATGGCGAACCCCAAAATCCTGCTGTTGGTTATCAGATGCAATCACCCATCACATCTGTACCAGGACTTAATGCAACTACAGCACAACAAGTAAATACTGGAGCACAAGTACAAGCCCAAGACCTTGCAGACTTGTTTAAAAATGCTGTATTTGACGAAGAGTTAATGAAACAAATACAACAATATAATTAACTTTATATGCTTGGCATTGCACAACATGTAAGCCCAAGAACCCAACTGGATAAGAATCTTTGATTCACGGAGACCAGTGTTGTTGCTTTAAACTGATGACTCTTTGTCCTAATTTTGTTAAACGCCTTGCAGTTACTGTTAGCTTGATTACATCTGTTCAAGCTGTATTTACACCAGGTCTCAAGGCCGAATCAAATTGGGTTAGATGAAACTTCAATACTTATGTCTACACCTCGCGTTGGAACATTACCTCAAGCTGATCGTGCAGCAATATTTGATGCTGCGCGTAAGTTAAAACTTAATCCTTATGAATTAGGCGGATTCCTTTCTTTGGAATCTGGTACTAACATGGATCCCAATATCCGTGGTGGGGCAGGAGGTAATTATTATGGCATGATTCAATTTGGACCAGACGAACAAAAGAAATACCTAGATCAATCTCGCATAGGTAAATATACCCGTGCAGAACAGATGCCTAAAGCTGTTCAGTTTCTTACTGATCGAGGCTATAAACCAGGCATGGGTATTGATCGAGCTTACGCTACGGTATTAGGAGGTAATCCTAATGTTTCTTTAAACGCTAAAGATTCTTTTGGTACTTCTGTTGCAGGTGCATCAAAACGTTTTAAGCAAGGCGGTGATCTATATGAAAATGCACAACGTGTTTTGGGAGATGTTCCTAATACTTCTTTTAGTAACTCTGCGGTAACTTCTGTTAATACAAATACACGCTCTGTGGAAGATATTTTATCGTCAGTCTTAAGTGGCACAGAAAAACCAAAGTTAGAAGACACGAATAATAAGGCAAAAACATTAGTAGAGATGGTAATGCAATCCGTACTTCCTGGAGTGCTTTCTACAACCAGTCCAGTGATACCAACTAATCCTTTTGCGTTGTACTGATGGCTAGATTTTCTGACTACGTAGATAGCTCTTACCTCCCAGGGGAAGTGTATAATAGCGGCCTATCAGAATACCGTGAAGATCCACAATTTATTGTTGATTACTTAACAAAGAAAAAATTTAAATTTGCTGATATCCCGAATACAGGTAGCATACAAGACTCCTTGGCAAAACCAGGAAGTTCTTTTGAACGGTTTTTAAATTTACAAAATAATCCAGAGTCTTTATTTACAAGTAAAATGCGTCTTCCTCAGAAATTTCAAGAGTTTCAAGCTCTGTCTAACCTTGGAACATAACGCTATAATTAATAAAAAGCGGTAAGTACATTGTCTTCTACAGCCACAAATAAACAACCCTTATTGGTTGATAGACCATTATTTGATTCCGTCCGTGTAACTACACAGACTGTAGGTAGTGCATCCTCCAACACTCTCTTTGTACAAGGCGGACAAGGGCCATCAATTTTGGTGGACATGGATGCAGCCCTTAGTGAAGACACCAACAATGGCGGTGTTGTTGATTCCATTACGATTGTACGTAATGATTTCTATCGTGCTCCAGACTACACTTACACAGGAATTGCAAGTTCTGGTCAAGTTGTTTCCTTTGTAAGTGGTCAGATAATACAGATCACAGCAGTTACAGGTATAGGTACAGCTCCTGCTAGTGGCGTTGGTTATTACACCTATACAGGGGCATCTACATTGACAGGTGTTAACACCGCCCTTTTATACTCTGGCGGTACAACTACAGGCTTCTTATACAACGGCGTTAACTACGGATACAAACCTGCAGTTACCTTTGCGTTTTATCACACTCGTGGTACAACAATACCAATCCCTGGTTCTGGTGATTATAGATTGTTGTTTGCTAAGACAGTTCCGGCTGATAGTGGTGTAGTTGATTGTTCTGATGTGATGCCTCAACTTGCAACACCTGTTGTGCAAGCAGGCAATACCACTGGTTTGGGTTCGACCGCACCTTTACGTAACAAAGGTATTTACTTGGAACGTGGCGACAGAATTTACGTAGGTGTATTCCCAGACGGCCCTAACTCAAGTGGTTATATTCCAGGTGCTCACGTCATAGCAGAAGGCGGTTTCTTCTAGTCATGGCAAAGAAGAGTGGAAACTCTTTTGGCGCAAGTTCCTTTGGTGGTCTATCAACTGCACCCATAATTCCACCAGCGGGTGTGAAGCCAATAACTACGGAGTTTTCCCGTGGTTCAATTCCAGACTCTATTTACACAATAAATAGAGAATCTGCTTGGACACGTTGGAGAAAAGGTTATGAACTTGCGACCGCATCTACACATAACACTGATTACAGATATGAATTTTCCTACGAGATACCAGCTACTACAACAAGTGGTAATCCAACGCCTGTAATCTCAGGTGCCTTTGTAGGCTTTCCAACTACAAATAAAGAACTTGGAATGCACTGGGCGATATGGCGATACGCTGGATCATTACGTTGTGATGATTTTATTGATCCCGTTAGTACCGACAGACTTTATATCAGTAGCGTCACAGAAGATGCAACAAATTGGTATGTAACGCTTGCTGGAACCTGGAGCGCAGGCAACCCACTTCCCGCACCATTCTATATTCCTGTTACAGGACAACCTAATGGTTTACGTCCAGCGACTACAGAGATTTTTGAAGATCGTGTTATTACTGCCGGTGGAGACATAATTACAAAAGACACGTTTAATCCAGCAACACAAAAACGTTATGGTTATGTTCAAGCTGTAGTTACAAACATAGATCCTTTTACAGGAATACTTACGTTTAAGAAAGCTGGTTCTGTGTACGTAACACCGGACGCTGTGTATATAAGCCCATCTCCACAAAGCTTTACAGTAGGTAGGTATCTTATAACAGGAGCACGATACTGTTGTACCTGCCAGGACTTTACGCATCGGGACTACTCCTTCCTTACTTCTAGTAACAACAAACAATCAATACCTCGCAACAACATAGCATCAATAAAACCAGGTCGTTTTGAAATAACAAAACGTGATGGTATTTTAGATAACAGTGCAATGACTACAGCATCTGTAGATAGAAACATTGAGGTATATGCACCAGATACTTTCGGACTTGATTACACAGTCTCAGATAGCTCTACAACCGAAGTAGGAGCCACCAGAGACAACCCTGGGGTCTATCGTGAGTTTGGTTTCTTGTACACCCGTAGTACATCTGATATAGCGCTCCCAGGCTCTGCTGCAGAAGGCTTACCTGGTTACGAAGATTACGCTACAAGTGTTACAAGTACTGATGCAAATTCCATTCCACAAGATGTAATTACATCTATTACAGATAACTGGACACCTCTTCTAGATGAGTTACGTTATTGCAAACACATCTATGCACTTAGATTTAAAGATCGTGTGTTCCCACCCGAACCATCTGACTTTCCAGTGGGACCAGAAAGTATGGTCAACTGGGAACAAAAGCTAGTTGCTAAAACAGAAAAAGAACAACAAGCAGCAAGATCATACTATGCAACCAGAAGATCATTGGCAATGATGGACGTGCCACCTTACAATTCCCAGTCACCAATGATATATCCGATGTTACAAAAACTATTTAACATTACAACAGACCGTATTCTTATTTCTAACTTTACTATGTATGATAAAGACGGCATAGCATATACGCCTTGAATACTTGTCGCTGTCTTCAAGAAAGCTTCTGTATCTATACTCTTTCCCCCGCGTTTAGAGAAATTAAAATAAGATAACAGCAAATTGAGTATGTTCAATTGTGAGCAGGATCCCCTTTCCCTTCTCCTTGAATTAACTCCTAAATTAGCTAAGCGCCGTTATCGACAATCTATCTACGAATCCTGGGACCACAAATGTGGTTATTGCGGCAGGGAAGCTACGTCTTTAGATCACATAATACCAAGGTTTCGTTCTGGTTCTAACAACCGTAATAACCTGCTTCCTGCGTGCCAACGTTGCAATAATCACAAAGGCAGCGATAAGATGGAAGAATGGTATCAACAACAAGAATTTTTCACTCAAGCTAAGATGGATATGATACAGTCTTGGATGAATCAAGAAGCTATTGACTTCTTTACAGCTTGTCCTACCACTTTAAGTTACGCTGTTTAATATGAGTATTTATTACAGTCCAGATAAAGGTTTAGTTGTAAATAAGCTACCAGACTCACGTGCAAACGAAGCTTATCATAGTGAGGAGAATGACACTAGTAGACCGGAAAGTTTTTATTGGGATACATATTCAGCAGCAATAGGTGGAAAGTGGGTAACAGGGCAGGTAATTAAAGATTCAAATGGAAATATTGTATACAACGCAGGAGCAAGCAAAGATGGGGCAATGGAAAATTACAATAAAGTAGCTGAAGCTAATAAAATAGCAAACAAAGAAGGCGCATTAGCCAACTTGCGAGCAAGAGATGCTAATAAAGAAATAGATGAACATAAAGCAAATGTACCTATAAATGCAGCTTACGATAAAACGGTAGCTACTTTAAACACATCTCAACCAGGAGAATATATTACACAAAGAGAACTACTTAAAAAAATACCAGATTTAAATGATACAGTAAAAAAAGAAATAGAAGATGCTTTTAGAGGAGCTTACGTTGAAAAACATATAGCTAAAAATAAATGGGATCCAGCACTTAGTTCAAAACCTCCTTATGGTGATTTTGATCCAAAGTATTATAAAGAAAATTATCCAGACGTAAAAAATGCATGGGATAGTTATGTAAAAAACGATGACGTAGATGTTATTGAACGTTATGGGGAGACGGGTTTTTATGCTAACCATTACACTAATTATGGTAAAAATGAAAAACGTCGTGCTAATGCAGTTGAAGTAGCAGAAGAAACTAAGAAATATACGGAAGCTAAGAAAACAGACGCTGAGATTCAAGCTATTCGTGATCAGCAGTTAGGGTTAGATACAGATACACAAGCTTCTCGTTTGATGGGGGAAGGAAGTGCAATAGCAGCTGAGTGGGACAAAGCAAAAAAAGGTGATCCCTATTGGTCAAAACAAGCCAAAGAAAAATATCTTGACATTGATAAACAAGATGAGTTTCTAACGTTATTCCGTCTTTCAGAACGACCAGAAGATAAAGAAATACTTAAAGGTGTAGTAGGTACCAAAAGTGGAATCACTGAATTAGAAGACGCATTTAACCAAGCCGTTGGAGCAGAAGCCTTAGTAGAAACAAAGAAGTTCGGTGCTTTGGCTCAAGATGTTTTAAGGGAAACAATTGCTGAAATGAAAAAAGCTAAAGGACAAGAACAAATGCTTGGTTTATATAAAGGACTCGGTGGATTCAGTGAAATTATGGATGTCAATAAACAATTAAGTGATTCAATATTAGGAGATAGTGGTGTTGGTGGCATATTGTCCCAAATGGGAAGTACAACAAAAACAGAAGAAGATTTAGAAAAAAAACTAGAGAACATTACAGGTGTACGAAACAACGTAGTATATAACTGGCAGAAATGGTTTGATACAACACTTAAAGAACGCTATCAAAAAGATATTGAATTAGGTTATAAAACAGAAGATAGTGAGGAACAATTAAAAATTGACGGTGCCTTTGCCAAAAAATTTGTTGATAATTATTTAACCCCAAGGTTTAACACTTCTCGTTCAATGGATGAATTTCGTGAATACATTGATGTTAGACAAGAAGAACAAAATCCTTTTCAAACACAAGACATTGTTAACGCTGTAAAAGTTGTTGCGGACAAAAGAACGAAAGACTATTTAGATAAAATTCAAAACACAGCAGCACGTGAGTTTGATTCTACATTTTACTTTAATCCTACTGGAGACAAGGCTAGAGATGAAGCCTATAAAAAACAAATGGACACAGTAACACAAGATTGGGAAGCTGCTAAAAAAGGAGATGAATACTGGGCGCAACAAGCTTATCGTTTTGGTATTGACGTTAACGATAAAGATGCTTTTGCACGTATACATTTTCAAGTAAAAGGACAAGGCCAAGGGTTTGATGGTGCTGATGATATTGTTAATGCCAGTAAAATCCAAGATGAAATTTATAAGAATATTCTTCCAGCTTTAAGTAAAGAAGCTAAAGATCTAGGATCTGTTTTTGGTATTTTCACTACACCAGAAGAATTTGCTGATGACGTACTTGAAGGTGTAGATCCAACAGACAAAGAAGCCTGGAATAAAGTACTTAAAGCAAATGGACTAGAAGACTTCAAGGGAACAATAGACGAACTTAAAGAAGCCATTAAAGAAACGTTACGCACAGGCTCCGCTCAAACAATACGAGAGAATATTAAATACTTAAACGAAAAACGCAAACGTCCAACACAAAAAGAGCTTGGCATAACTTATATTGAACGACCAGAAGATTACAAAACAGGTGATCCTAAATCAGATACAGCACTATACACAACATTTCAAAAAGCCGGATACAAAGGAACAGAAGATGAATTTTACGAAAAGTTTTTCCCTGACACTGACCGCTCTGAACAAGAATACTTAACCAAAGCTTTAACAGGAGCAGACTTTAAAATAACAGGACTAACAACAAGTAATGATCCTTTTGAAAACCTTAATACAATTCAAGGTATGTTCCCAGAAGAAGAAGAGGACAAGAAGAAAGATGACAATAAAATAAAACCTCCTTCACAATTTTTTCGATTAGGATTAGAAGATGATGAAGAAGATGATGAAGAAGATGAAGACTATGATTACAAATCAAAGTCTGGATCAGATATTTTAGGTGAGTTTACCAAAAACTTTAAATAACTAACATGACTAAAAAGCACCAAAAGGCAGCAAGTGCAGCCAAATTAGCAAAAGATAAAATGGCTTGTAATAAGCCACGTAAGACTCCTGGTCATCCAACCAAAAGCCATGTAGTTAAAGCTTGTGATAAAGGAGAAGAACGTATCATCCGCTTTGGTCAACAAGGCGTAGAAGGCGCTGGTAAAAACCCAACCACAGAAAAAGACAAGGCACGAAAGAAATCTTATTACGCTAGACATAATGCGCAAGATCCTAATCCTGACAAGATGAGTGCTAGATGGTGGTCGCACAAGGTCAAGTGGATGATCCTAAGTGGTATACTTGGATCTGATTTTATCGAGCTATGCCTTCATCACGTTGGAACTATGTTGACGTAAACTGTTTGACCTGCGCTGAAAAAGGAACAATAAGAATTGACCAATACAACAGAAAGAATAAACAATGGATTTGTCGTTCTTGTGCTTTTGCTGGACGAAAACTTAAGGTTAAAAACCCTTCAGCAAAACACGATATTTTAAAAGTAGGCGCTTATAAAAGTTATTGGCGAGCAAAAAAAAGAGTCAGGGAAAACCATCACGGAGCGTATGGTCACGTTCAATTTAAATTTACATGCTTTCAAGAATTTTATGATGAAGTAGGCCCCAGACCAGAAGGTAAAACAATAGATAGAATTGATCCTTGGGGAAATTATGAAGTTGGCAACGTACGCTGGGCTACACATGTGGAACAATGTAATAATAGAAGAAAAACAAAAAAGTAAAGTCAAAATAAAAAATTTCTGTGTATATTAGAAGTAATAATTATTGTTCTTATGTCGGATCTATCTTGCGCTGTTAATTTGATCCGTAAATATGAGGGCTTTAGTGAAAAAGCATATCCCGATCAACACACTGGCAAAGAACCATACACTATTGGCTACGGAACTCAATTTTATCCAGACGGTGCTCCCGTCAAAAAAGGTCAGTATTGCAGTCAAGAAAAAGCATTAGAATATTTATTTCACGAACTTGGGATTATTGAAGGACGTCTAGACAAATTAAACTTAAATCTAGATGGTTGTATGCGCCAGGCGTTAGTCTCCTTTATTCATTCGGTTGGCTGGGATTCTTTTCTGTACAGCGGAATCATTGACTGCTTGGAGGCTGATGATTTTCATGGTGCTATTGAAGATATTGGTCACTGGATCTTTGATGCCGACTATAAGGTCATTGGTGGTCTCCTGGACCGCAGGAGAGAAGAAGTTGATCTATTCCTACTACAACTCAACACACCCTTTCGTTCGTCCCCAGACATCTTATTAACAGCATTTAGAGTCTACAGTGCTGCACCTCATCAAGTAGAAGCCATCCGCCATCTGGAAGAACAACTTAATCCATACGTTTTATCGGAGTTTGCAAACAGATTTAGGGTATCAGATGATCCATGGCTTGGTGCTACGGACAGTGTCTTAAGCAGTGTGTTTGACTCTTACCCTTAGAATAGAATTACATAAGACACGCAGAGAAAATGGAGCACTCAGTCGAACCGTGTGAGCATCGGGAGTTTGATCTCCCTTTGGAGCTTCAGTTTGCAATGAAGAAAGCTGAACTCCAAAGCGCAGAAATGACTTGGGATGAGCTTCAGGCGGCCCTTTTAAACCTTTATTACACTCGGATGATGGAGTGGACAGCAGTCAAAGATATTATGGCAGGCGAAAATATCGAGATCACATGGGGCCAACCAACTGATGTTGACCTGGCAGAGCTCGCGGCAGCTTGTGTATCTGATGACGATGACGACGACGATGAAGACGATTACTTGCTTCAGCCGTTCTGAAAGGTGTCAATCAACCTGTCAAGGTACCACTGACATTTCTTAAGATCTTCTAAAGGTTTACCTTTGAGCATACAGCGCCAAAGATATTTGATACAGCAGCCACGTAAGTAGCCACGATATTCATCTGTATTTAGTTGTGCCTCTAGTGCTTCAATGCACTCAACCCTATCACTCGCCGTGTAGTGCGGAGGATGGTCAACAAGATCTAGATTCACAAACCAAAAGGTAATTCAAATGTCAGCTTAACGCATTAAGCCACGACGTTTAGCAGATTGTATTTTCATTTCATCATCAGCCTCAGGTAGCTCTAGTACCAAGGCATGTGGCTTAGGTGATGCACCCATTGCTACACCCTCCTCCATGGAAGGAATGAGTCCCGATACACCAGGCCGTTTCATTCCTTCAATGTGTAAAGGATTACGTTCAAGTCCTTGCATTGGTGCTACCAAGCCACGGTTGTACATATCCTGTAAAGGAACATCGTTATTTTGATTGGCTAGTGGTTGACCAAAGTCATCTTCGTCAATACAACGACACATTACCTCATCCATAAACCCGTCTAAAAAACCAGCTGCATTGTTATGCATAATATTTGAAAAGCTTGATTATCTCCTCTTACAATATTACTATGGCAAGTTTTTATGATCCTACTTACGATCCACTAAAGGACACTGGATCCTCAGGTGTTGAAGTAACCGATTTACGACCAGAACAAGCTAGGGATGTCGATCTACGTCGTTTAGATCCAGAAGAGCGGGATTTATTTTCAGACGTTGCGCGAGATTTTGCCTATTCCCCGGAAAGAACAGGTTACAGACAAATTGATAACTCACAGCAAGACGCACAAGAACGCCTTTTTAAATTCATGCAAGCAGCAAAGACTGCTGGCGAATACAAAAAACGTACTGCCATTGCGGAACCAGCAATTCGCGGAAAAACTCCTAGGGGTGCCGCGTCAATTGAAGGAGTTGAACTACCAAGTATGGGAGATGGTTATGGTGGTGGTGGTAGTAACTACGCTGATAAACCTAAGTCCTTCTCAGGTAGATCCTATAGTTATTAAACATGAGAAAAAACAATCTCTGGTGGTTGATCTTGGTACTTACCTTTCCTGTCTTGGTAACTTACTTCGCAAGGATTACCACGATAAAAAAGTAATTGCGTAATACCTTCATTAGCATAAATACGATTAAACAAAGGAGTGCAATTATTAATCTCCAATGTTAAATAACCTTCCCACATTGCTTCTGCAGGAGTTATGTTTACCATTATCCCTGAACGTGCATAGGTTGACTTGCCTACAGCTACAACAGTAATGTCACGAGGTAGTTTCAATCGCTCCATTGCTACACCTAAGCAATAACCATAGGGTGGCAACAAGAAATATTCACCGCGTTTATCTTTAAGTAGTTCAGTGGGCCTAAGGATTTCAGGATCAAAGTTTTTTGGATCACAATCACCTGATTGAACATTACCAAAAATCAAACACTGTTCAGGTGATAACCGAATATCATAACCATAGGAACCAAGGCCATAGCTGAGAATTTTGCGTTTATGTTCTTTGCTGACAAGATGGTCAGCAAAAGGTTCGATCATCTGTTCTTCTTCCGCAAGTTTTTTAATTTCCCAGTCAGCTAAAATGCTCATACTCGTTGGTAGGTCCTGGACTAGCTTACAGGATCAACTTAGGATGTGCCCCTTCTCTTCATAAATACTAATGAATTTTTCTATAAAGTCTGCTGTGTCATTCTTTGGCGGCAGGTAAACAATCAAAGAAGTACACGTCTTGTGTTTAGCGAGACCCTCACTGGTTCTTTTTAGAAGTGTTGGCGGTGTCTTTAAGATACACAAAGGGAACTTAAAGATCCTTGGATCATACCGAATCATATCTGGGACATTAGTAAAGAACAAACCTTCTGTAACTTCTCCTGCCAACCACTCCTTATAAAGACGATTAAACCAAACGGCATGAGATGACATTAAAGATGGAGAAGATGTTCTAGTCATCTTCCAACGTTGACGTTTTTTATCCCAAAAGTATGCCCCCGCTGGAGGAAAAAGATATACCTTTCCGTACCATGGCTGACAGTTTAAACCGTCGTCTGATGGTGTATAAATTTCATCTGCACATACATGAGTGTTTGCAAACTCAGAACTTGCGGGATCAAGGTCAATTCCTCCAAGCAAACCATGTGCTGCGGTAACAAGATCTTGGTTGGTAATGAATTCCCGGTCTTCAGTGTGACTATGTATATTCTGTATTCCCATTAAGACTCGGCTGTTTTGTTATAGTCTATTTGAAAATAGCGAATGCCCTCATTGTCATTAATCACATAACCAGCATTTTCTACTGGGTTTATTTTTTGCGCAGACTCAAGAATACGTCTAAATGTTTCTGCTAGATCTCCGTTATTTTCTCTTTCAGACTTCTCTTGTGCCTTATGTATTTCAGAAAGTAACCAATAGAACATTGTGCGATCTTTGTGTTCTGGTTGAAATACCATTACACCTGGACCAGAAAGCTCCCAGTGTTTACAATATTGTTCTCCCATATCACCAAGAATCAACTTAAGTGTTGCGTCGAGCATCTTAGCTTTTGTTTCATCCAACTCCGGACCGATAACAGAAGCGATTAAATTTTCTCTGCGGTTCATTTTTCTATTAACCCTTGACGTACTAAAGACTCTAGCAGCTTACCAGTAGGTCTGTACAGCACTACCATCTTACCTAAGATGCCACGTTTCTTTACAAGTTTTCCGTTTTCGTCTTTAACCTTATCTAATTCACCTGAACGAATCAAATACTCCGCTACACAACGCAGCCGTCTTTTCAAGGGAAGTTCTGCTTGTGGGAATTTACCGCATATCGTAGCTGGTGTAGGTTCTTGGAACGCAAGACGTAAACGATTTGCTAACGTCATGTGAGAATTCTCATCCTCTTCTTCATATTGTTTTAAGATTGTCAGGTATCTTTGTAAGCAACCGTCATCAAAAGAACCTTCAGGCGGAAGAAAAAATTCCAACTGTAAGAAAAGGGATTCTGGAAGCACATCATTGACATTGTCAAGAGTGACCGCTGCAATATCTACATTTTTAAAGCGGTGCGCCATTTTCCATAACCTTTTCAGCTGTGGTTGTGCAATACATAGAAGGAAGATTGTCACGTAAATCTGCCTGATCTACCTTCTTGTTTTTAGCAAAAGAACGAACCAAGGTGTTCCAGGGGATACGAAGAAGTGCTTTTTTACCAGGATTAGGAGATGCGTTGACGTAATGAAGACCTTCTACCCAGCCTTTACTTGGGTTGTTTTTACCGATAGAAATCCAATTCCTCACTGTCTGGTCTGATATACCTAGACGTCTACCACATTCTTCGGTAGAAATGTATTCGTCAGTATATGCTTCAGGATTTAACTGATCCGTCTCGCCTTCTTGGTAGCGACTGTGCCACATTGAGGCCAGTATATGCTTGATGCCTTTGAGTTCAGCAACAATATCCTGTAGTCCTTTAGGGATTCCGGTGTACATAACGACAAATAGGTCGAGAACATGCTAACGTTTTTAAAGATAAAACAACCATTATGGAAGAACAGATTCCGCCTAGCCAACCTTCAGTCCCACAGATACCAGAGGGATCAATCTCCCCTGCACAACTTGCAGAAATGAAAGCTCGTGCCATGGAGATGGCAATACAACAGGGAATTCAACAAGGAATTCAACAGCAAACAGTACAAACACAACAAGGCCCAAGGGTTGTTTATGTGCGTCGCAACTGGACTGTTGCAGAATTACTTTTGTTATTTGCTGTAGCTTGTGGAATTGTAACAGGAATACAACAGATTTGGAACTATGGCACAAATGTTTTACCTCGAATAGAAATCAGAGTAAAGTAAGGAAAACGCTTTATAATTAAAGTAAGAACATATATTGAGAAGTAGGTGGCAAACCGTAGAATAAGTGAGTTTCCATCTATTGACGGAAACCAAATTGACGACGAAGACTTGCTAACGCTTGTCCACGTTTTTGAAGTGGACCCAACGCTACGTAATAAAAAAATTACATTTACACAGTTTAAAGATTATCTTGATGATTACTATCCTTCCACTAGTGGTGCTACTTTTAGTGGAAATATTACAGTCACTGGAAATCTTTCTGTAAACGGTACTAGTACTTTTTCTACAATTACGTCTTCTGGTTTAACTACCGTTAGTGGACTCCTAGTACAAAATGATGCTACTGTTAGTGGTGTTATAAGTGGAACAACAGTAACAGGTACATATTTACAAGGTACTTTTGTAAATGCCGTTACTGCTACAACTACAACAACTACGGGAACATCTAGTTTATTTACAAGTGGAAGATTTCAAAATCTTTCAGGAACAACAATAACAGGTGGGCAGCTTCTTGCAACCTCGGGGACATTTATTAATTTAAGCGGAACAACAATTACAGGAACAACAGTAGAAGCTACAACAGGTACTTTTCAAACTTTAAATATACCTATTTTAGCCGTAACCGGAAATCTCTCCGTAGCAAGTGGTCTAACAGTTACTGGACTTGCCCAATTTGCCTCCGGCGTACAAGTCACAGGAACATTATCTGGCACTACGGTAACCGGAACTACAGCTAAATTTAGTACAGTTACTGGTGTTTCAGGTGTTTTTACTAGTCAACTTTCAGGTGCAACGATTACAGGAGATACTGCTTTAGTGAGTAATATCACTGGAGTATCTGGTGTATTTACAACCAGGTTATCTGGTGCAACAATTACAGGGAATAATAGTTCGTTTGGTAATGTTACAGGTGTTTCAGGTGTTTTTACACAAGTTTTATCAGGGGCATCTATCATTGGAGATACAGGAAATGTTACACAACTAACAGGTGTATCGGGTACGTTTACAGATCGTGTATCAGGCTTACTTGTAACAGGCAATACAGTTGCAGCTACTTTTGTCTCAGGTGTTTCTGGAGTATTCACAAGTAACATTTCAGGCGTAACTATCACTGGAACATCTGGTTTATTTTCAATAGTTAATGGAGTTTCAGGTAATTTTACAACTAAAGTTTCAGGTGCAATTGTCACTGGTGACGTAGCAGCGTTCTCTTCTGTTACAGGAGCTACCGGAACATTTACAACAAAAGTATCTGGAACGCTTGTTACAGGAGACACAGGTTCTTTTACGCATGTAACCGGTATTGCTGCAGTATTTACTACCAGTCTTTCTGGTGCGACAATTACAGGCAACATTGTACAAGGCACGTCTGGTGCTTTTGTAAACCTTACAGGTACGACATTTATTGCAGATACTGGTAATTTTACTACTATAAATGCTGTCAACTTAAGTTATTCAGGTGGTTTAGTTTTCTCGGGAGATACCTCTACATTAGGCTCAGGTTTCTTTAGTTCAGGCATCAGTGTTACAGGTACCGTTAGTGGAATTACAATAACAGGTACAAATGTATCAGCTACAACAGGAACATTTGGAACTTTAATTGCCAGTGGGCACACCGTTCAAAATAATCTGACTGTATCAGGAAATCTTAATATCCTTGGTTCAGGTAGTTTTGCTTCTGGTGTCACAGTAACCGGCACATTAAGCGGAACAACTATTACGGGAACAACATCAAATTTTACATCTGGTAATTATGTATCCGCTGTTTTTACTTCTTCTGTAAGTGGTAGCACTATCACGGGTGATACTGGGCAATTTACAAATATCACTGGTGTTAGCGGTGTATTTACTACAAGCATTTCTGGCGCAACAATAACCGGAACCACAGTTGCAGCTACAACTGGTACTTTTGTATCTCTTACAGGCGCAACAATAACTGCTACAACAGGTAACTTTACCTCCTTAACAGGAACCACTACTACTGGTACAACTGCAAACTTTGTATCAGGTGTGTTTAGTACACAGATTTCAGGTGTAACAATAACAGGTGCTACTGTCATTGCAACAACCGGTAACTTTACCTCTCTAACAGGAACCACTACTACTGGTACAACTGCAAACTTTGTATCAGGTGTGTTTAGTACACAGATTTCAGGTGTAACAATAACAGGTACTAATGTTACAGCTACTACCGGTACGTTTTCTTACCTAACAGGTAATACTGTTTTAGCTACAACAGGTACATTTACTTACCTTACAGGAAGTACACTAACGGCAAGCACTGGTGATTTTACTACGTTAACAGGAACCACAACTACTGGTACTACTGCAAACTTTGTATCAGGTGTGTTTAGTACACAGATTTCAGGTGTAACAATAACAGGTACAACAGTTGCTGCACCCACTGGAACATTTACTTCTTTAACAGGTACTACAGTTACAGGTATTACTGTTAATTTTGTATCAGGTGTATTTAGCACACAACTCTCTGGCACTACAATAACCGGTAACCAGATAAGTGCAACCAGTGGAACTTTTGGAACACTTGTGACTAGTGGACATGTTGTTCAAAACAGTTTAACTGTATCAGGTAATCTTAATGTTTTAGGTTCTGGTGTATTTGCTTCTGGCGTTACCGTTACAGGAACATTATCCGGAACCACATTTACAGGTACTACAGTTGCTGCTACAACAGGTAACTTTACCTCCTTAACAGGAACTACAACTACTGGTACTACTGCAAACTTTACGTCTGGTGTATTTACTACAAGAGTTTCTGGTGCCACAGTAACTGGTAATATTGGCTTATTTACAACCATGACTGGTAATACTCTTCATGTAACCACAGCATCAGGCGCTTCTCCCGCTTTGATTTGTTCTGGTGTTGTATCAGGCAGCACTGCTGGTTTTGTTATTCAAGGCCCATTAATCATCCTGCCTTAAGTTTTCCGGTTAAAATAAGAAAAACCGACTAACAAAACAATGCCTTACGGTACTATCAAAATTGATACAATCACCTTTACTGATGGTGGTGTAGATAAAAGTGTTCCTGTCTCCGGCTTAGTACAGAATCCAACCTTCACAGGAAATATTACTGTTACTGGTACCATATCAGGCAATATTATCCGAGGTGGCACAACTGTTTCAGGTCTTACTGTAACTGGTACAACTGCAAACTTTGCATCAGGTGTATTTACTACACAGATTTCAGGCGTAACAATAACAGGTACTACGGTCTCTACTACAACCGGTAACTTTACTTCCTTGACGGGAACTACTGCCACCATCACATCTGGCATTATTGCTAGTGGTACAGCCGCACTTCCATCCTTAGCGATACTATCGGACTCAAATACCGGCATCTACAGCCCCGGCGCAGACCAATTAGCCATCAGCACTGGTGGGTCTCAGCGGCTCCTAATTGACTCATACGGAATTGTTACTCCCGGTGGTGGTGTATTTAGCGGAGGAGTCTCTTCTTACGCCGTTAATGGTCTTGTATTTAATTTCAGTAGTCCGTTTTCTGAGATCAGAGCTTGCCGCGCTGGCGGTAACTACGGCGGTCTGAAGTTCTATACGCAAGGCGCTAACTCAAGTGGAGCGCAAGCTGAGCGGATGACAATCAGCACGGAAGGGCTTGTAGGCATAGGGACTAGTTCGCCTGAAGTTAAACTCTCAGTTACAGGAACTGCCGCTGAGCCTCCATCAAGTGGCACAACTGCAAATTCACTACTGCAGTTAAAAGATCAATCCCTTAGCAACGAGGTCAACATTGGACTGCACACAGCCACTGGTAATTATGGTGCATATATACAAGCATCGGATAATAACCTAGCGGCTCCGTATGGTCTGCATTTGCAACCAAGGGGAGGCAACGTAGGGATTGGCACTACGAGCCCTGCGCAGGCATTGGATGTAAACGGAAATATACAAATTAGCGGATCAATTCCTCGTTTGCTAGCAAACATGAGTGGAACGCAAAGCTCAAGATTTGCAATTCAAAACTCAACAACAAACGGTAATACTCGATTCTTCCTGTACCCAAACGGCACGGGAAACATTGCCGCAATTAATGGTATTAATAATTCCGATCCAAACGCAAGTGATTATCAAGCTTTTGACTTAGCGGTAATTGGAACTACGGATGTACGTTTGAGTTCCAGCAAGACTGGATCAGGCTCTTTTCTTCCTATTACTTTTTATACGTCAGATACCGAACGCGCCCGCATCGACAGCTCCGGCAGGCTCTTAGTGGGCACGTCTAGTGCGCGTGCCACTTTCTTTAACACTACTATTTCCGCCTTGGTTCAAGCAGAAGGTGCCAATAATACGGACCAACGGATGACGGCGCAGATCTATGGTGCAAGCAATACAAATGGTCCCGTTACAATTTTTGCAAAACATCGCTCCAATTCTATCGGCGGAATTACAGCTGTCCAAAGTCAAGATGAAGTTGGCGAAATCAGTTTCCAAGGATCAGATGGCACTGAATTTGTAGCTGCAGCCGCAATCTCAGCACAAGTAGACGGCACCCCCGGCGCTAATGACATGCCGGGGCGTTTAGTGTTCTCCACTACGCCGGATAATCAAAGTCCAGTTACGGGTCCGGTGGAGCGGATGAGGATTCATAATGATGGTCGAATTTCCACCGGCACGACATCTGCTCCAGGTGCCGCTTCGTTTGGTTTTTCAATTAACAGAACAGGTAGCCAAGGCTTACTTGAGTGTTATAGAAACGTTGGCAATAATTCGCAAACTGCAATTATTGGCGGCAACGCTGGTGAGGCGTACATTGAAGGTGACGGCGACTTAAAGAACACAAACAACTCCTATGGAGCAATTTCTGACCAAAAGTTAAAAGAAAACATTGTTGATGCTTCTTCTCAGTGGGTTGACATTAAAGCTCTGCAAGTTCGCAGATACAACTTTAAAGAAGAAACTGGTTACAACACCCACACCCAAATCGGTCTTGTCGCACAAGAAGTCGAACTTGTGTCCCCTGGTTTAGTTAATGAATCACCTGACCGCGACACTGAAGGTAACGACCTTGGCACCGTCACCAAGAGCGTCAACTACTCGGTGCTTTACATGAAGGCAGTCAAGGCGCTGCAGGAAGCAATGGAGCGCATCGAAACCCTTGAGGCCAAAGTTGCTGCTCTTGAGAGCGCGTAGCCATGAAAACCAACGAACTACCAGCAGACCTTCTCCACGAACTCTTTGAGTATCGGGATGGCGAACTGTTGTGGAGAGTCAGCGGCAATGGACGGCGCATCGGGATGCCAGCGGGCTCAGTCAATCGTGACGGTTACCGCCGCATCAAGATCAACTACAAGCTTTACGCCGTTCATCGCTTGGTCTGGGTCATGCACGGCAATGATCCTGTCCCGTTTGTTGATCACATCAACGGCGAGGTGTTGGACAACCGCATTGAAAACCTGCGAGCAGCCACTCATTCCCAGAACTGCATGAACCGCCGTGTGCGGTTTGACAGCAAGTCGGGCGTAAAGGGCGTCACATGGAAAAAGAACAAGTGGTACACCTGCGTTATTCTGGATTACAAGCGGCATTCCGCTGGCTCTTTTGATAACAAGGAGGAAGCTATCGTCGCTCTTGACAAGTTGCGCGAAGAATTGCACGGCGAGTTTGCACGAAGCTAAGCCCAGTCTCCCCCTTCTTTACTGTGCCTAGCTGAACCATTTTCCTGACATCACGAAAATGGTCTGGCGCCGTGTAATGTGGTAGGGCAGCGAGTACAACCTCCTGCCCACGGCCACAATCCCCTAGAGATCATGACTACCCAACTGTACGAGATCCGTGACTACGCATATGAACCAGGATGGGTTCATTACGTCACAGAAACAACCACTTCTATTGCAGACTCTTGGACAACGGCATTACCTCTTGATTCAGAAGATATCCAGAAGTTTAGTACGGCAACCCCGCCAAAAAAATTTAAAACTAAAGCAGAAGCTAAACCTTATCTTGATGCACTAAAAGCAGCACGTTTGAAAAATTGGACAAAAGACGGCTATTTTGATCAAGCTCGTGGGCGTTGCCGTCCCACCTGGAAAATCTACACTGCTGAAGCCAACTAGACTTTGACACTACTATGTCTGATACTACCCCTTGGGACGAATACTGCGAAGCAAGTCTTGACCTGAGCAATCAGGATGATGTTGGCGACAACGAGCTTCCAGCTTGTGCATATACTGCACATTGCAACTCTCTGGAAATTCCGGAATGTCTATTGATGACACCCCAGCTACAGGAATCCAACCCTCCTGGCGCCAACTAGCTGTTATTCCTGAGTCGGTACTCAAGGCATCCGTACTCAAAGCCTGTGGTGTGGTACCACCTACTGCTGGAGTAAGTCGTACATTTGACGGTGGCAGCTTTCGAGTGTTTGCAAACGTTCCCCCTGGCACACATAATACCGAAGGTGTGTGGTTTACGTTGTACCAGGACACTGGCTCACACTTGTTTACTAACCCTAAACAATTATTAAAAGCAATACGTGCAGCACCGGGTACAGCTACAGGCGATGCCATAAGAACTTGGTTTACATTTTTTGTACCCAATCTAACGTAAGGTAGGATAAGCACACATTCTTTTTAACAATGACTGACCCTGCTCCAGTAGCAACTATTCTTACAGTAGCCATACATCGACCAGACAGTAACCCTGTTTATGGACGTGGTGCTTTACAAGTCTCTGTTGACGACGAAGGTGCAGGAGGATATGTAAAGATTTGTGAATTAGGCGATGACTCTGAACACTGCGTACGCATCGACGCTGATGAGCTAGAGTTGGTATTCAAAGAAGCTAAAAAGCTTCTTGCTCAAAAAACACTATTTTCTTTTGACGATGGCAACCATAGTATTACCGAACGGTAAATTTTACACCTATAAACGGATAAATTCCGATTTTCTTCCCGAAAAGGAACATTAAATGACACCACAACAAAACGACGTCCTGCAAGCTGCTGTTGATCTAATTAACGGTGGAATGGACACGGAAGAAGCATTAGGCTGTTACCGAGTTATTGCCCAATACGTTGTGAACACAATTCCACCAGACGCTGAGGAGATTGACAAGCAGGTTGAAGCAGAGTAGTGTAACCCTTTACACCACTCAATCCCATGGCACTAGAGCTTAAAGAATTATGGAATGCTTTCTTGGAGGAACGTTCAATTTCTTTGTGCCCCACTAGCCTTACATCAGATTACAGGCAAACCACAAAATGGTTATCTCGTTGTCCAGTACAAGACATTAGCGAAGCACGGAAGGTCATGATCTGGATACTGGGAGAAAAGCCTGTGCTTGCTTCTAGACGTGTAGCAATGTACGCAAAAACAATGTACAAATGGGCAGCACAAGAAGATGTAGGACATATGGATAAAAATCCCTTGGCTAGCTTTAAAATGCCTAAAGCACCACAGAAGGATGAAGAAATTATTGTTATTCCTAGAAATGAAATAGGTATAGTGTTAGCCGCATTAGCGGCAAAGCGTACATATAGAAATGTTAATTGGTCTTGGTACACAGAATTTATGCTTCAAACAGCGATGCGCACAGGAGAAGTTCGAGCTTTACGCTGGGATGACATTAAAGAAAATAAAATTCTTGTGCATCAAAACTACACCCTTACGCACGGTTTAAAGAACAGTACTAAAACCAACAAGAAACGCTGGGTTCCACTCAATAACAAATGCCAAGAGCTTCTTGAAAAAGTACCAAAGGAAAATGATTTTATTTTTCCTTGGGATCGAGTAGCTTTTCAAAGTTACTTTCGTAAAAAATTAAAACCTTTACATGACACAGGATTAATCTCCCACCTATATCGCCCCTATGATTGTCGCCATACTGCAATCAGTTGTTGGATAGAGGCCGGTATTCCTGTACCACAAGTAGCATCATGGGCTGGAAATACAAGTGAGATTATATTTAAACACTATTGCAACAGCACAAAAGAATATGAGATGCCAGAGTTATGAAAATTGATCTATAATAAGAAAAAAGAGTTTTATGACTGACGTTACTCCTGCTACATCTGAATGGAATATTGCTCAACTCGAACGTCATCTAAGCGATGGTGCCGTATACACCGCACACTGGACAGTAAATTTACAAGACCAAGGTGAAAGTGCGGGTGCTTATGGCAGCGTTGGGTTTAGCGATCCAGACCCTACTAATTTTACGCCATATGACCAATTAACCAAAGAACAAGTAATTGGTTGGGTAAAAGATGCCTTAGGAGAGGAACAAGTTGCGAGTATTGCCACAGCATTAGAGACTCAAATTGAACAAAAACTACATCCAACAAACGCACAGGGGATACCCTGGAACAACTAATTCTGCTATATTTTAAACAGTTACCTACACATCATGGCTTGCAAAAAATCTGAGTTGGTTAGTGCCATCAATTCCTTTGGTTCTGCTCGTGCCACCGGAGATCATAACCTGATTGGTTTTGCTGTTAATCTTATTGGTCAACTAGTAGAAACTCTTGAGTTTGCTCCAGAAGTAGATCCTGTTGAAGCAAATGAAACTAATGTTACTGATTGATTAAATCATGGCAGACAAGCTTATCGATGCAGCTAAGTTCTATAAAGGACTTAAAGAACAAACAGATGCTTTTAATTGGCTGGAGACTACCATTCCAGCCGATAAACTAAAAGAATTTTTTGTTAAGTACCGTACTAATGCTCCTGCTCAAGACACTTATACCAATGATTGGGATCGTGTTATAGCAGTAGCTAAAGTTTCTGGTGCTAAATATCCAGAATTAGTAGCAGCACAATGGGCACTAGAATCAAATTGGGGAAAACATGTCTCGGGTAAGAACAATTACTTTGGACTTAAAGGATCAGGAACTAATCAACCTACGCAGGAATTTATTAACGGCAACTGGATCACAATTACTGATGGGTTCCTTGATTTTCCTGACTTACGCACTTGTGTTTCCTATCTCGTTGACCGATGGTACAAAGATTACGAAGGATACCAAGGTGTTAACAACGCACCAAATCGCAATGCAGCAGCAGAACAGCTTAAAGAACAAGGCTACGCAACAGACCCTGGATACCCTACAAAATTGATTCAGATTATGGATCAAAAAATTGAAGCACCAGGAGGTGATGTACCAAAAGTAAATCCCCTGCCTGTTCTTTATATGAGTCAAAGGGATAACTATAGAGACGCAGGTAGAACATGTTTTAGTTCTAGTTGTGCCATGATGTTGAAATATCTAAAACCCAAAGCAATAACAAGTGATGATGATTATATTAAAACTGTGTTTATGTATGGTGATAGCACTGATAGCACGGCGCAAATTAAAGCTCTATTTAAGTATGACGTAGAAGCACGCTTTAGTGTTAAAGGTACAGTTGAGTTAATTAAAAAACAAATTAACAATAACAAACCTGTTCCTGTTGGTTTTCTGCACCATGGACCTGTAAATGCACCACGAGGAGGTGGGCATTGGCTTTGTATTATTGGTTACGACGACACTGGTTATATTGTCAATGACCCTTGGGGCGAAATAGATTTATTGTCTGGTGAATATATAAGTACCAATGGTGCTAAACGCAAGTATAGTTACAAAAATTTTAACCCTAGATGGCTAGTCGAAGGGCCAGGTTCCGGTTGGTGTGTTCTTACCTAAACTCAGCGTTGTTTAGCTTTACCTACAACTAAGGCTAAGATTTCAATTACCTTGTAAAGCTGGCGAACAAAGCCGTCATCTTTTGGTGTTGGAGTCAAAGCTGTGATAACACTAGCTGTTGCATGGATAGCAAGAGCTACTTCGAGATACTTGGAAAGGTTCATGAGATTTATTTAATTACTTTTATTTTACAGTATTGATTTGTAAAAGAAAAAAGATTTGTGTTCTTCTGATATTTCCCACCTCATATCTTCATGTTTTGTAAACCATTTCTTCCACACACGAAACTGTTTATCAGGAACAGTTGACTCACAACGTAAAGTAATTGATTCTCCCTTTGGCAGTTCATCTACCCACTGACGTATTTGACGTATGGCAACTGCTTGCGTCCCAGGACCAAGGGTACCATTTAAACTTTTATCTAATTTAGCTACTGATTTCTTTTTTCTACGATCCATCCAGTCATTTATCTGCCGTTTGGAACGACCAATAGCTAAGCTTGCGAGCCATACACAACCTTTCTCTGTACGTATCCAAGGAAGCAAACGCATCTTAAGTAATTGACCGTCTGGTAATACAACTGTTTTTGTTTTCTTTTTTCTTGAAGTCATAGTCTGTTTGTTAAAGAAGCAAATAATTCAGGAAACACATCTGTATTTTGATGTTGACTTTCCCACGCGTTTCTCCATTCAGTTAAAGAATGATCATGAAAACCAGCAAAAGAAGATTCTCCCCCTGGCTCTATGATAACTTTAAAATCATCCTCTTGAGAAGAAGGTATTGGCTCACCAATAAACCAAGTAGAATTTAATAATACAGTCACAGTAAAAGTTGCATTTATTGTACACTCAGTCTCAGTAAAACCATTAGGTCTATCTACATCAGAAGATATAGTTGTATCAGTAATAATTGGAGAATCAATATTAATTGTTCGAGAATAATCTATTGATGTTTCCTGAAGAAAAAATACAATCTCATCTGTATCTTCAACAGAAATAAACATTTCTGTAACAGGAAACTCAACAACAATGCCTACTTCATAATCAAGTGGTTCATTACGTGTTGTTGAGATACATATTAAATAACTACCTACTTCCAGTGGATAATAACGTTCATCTCCTCGATCTAAACGTGCCTTTGCAAATGTGTTATATAAATCTGACTGAGCACTCATCATAGTGTCTAAATATGGAATATATACTTCTCCGTTTGTTTTGAAACCGTCAGTAACTGAATCAGCATCAAAAATTGCTTCTCCTTGAATTGGATTTCTATTTAAATCATACGTTGATGTTTGAATGTACTGTGGTCGAGGATTACCTTTAGCAATAATAATCCAAGCGGGATTAGTAATTGTAATTGAAAACCAGTTAGTATAAGCACCTCCACCAAAACCACCGTTAGAAAGTTGGTTGGTATCAGCGTAACCAACAAGTCTATTCTTAGGACCTAAAGAACCTTTTAGATAACGTAAAGAAGTAGAAGAAAAGGTGCCAAGGTTTAATGGATTGTTTAAACTACGACGATCTTGAGCTACAACAGAAGTGCGTGCCATTATTTTATCAATGTTCCGTTTGTATATTCTAATTCTGAAAACTCAACCTTCATCGTAGTAAGGTGCATCTTTTGCACATAAGGGATTACGTATTACTTGCTTGTAGTATCGTTGAATTAATTCTTGTTCTCGTCCTACTTTCTTTGCTTTGATGAGTGCCATTACATGTGTAGGTTCAAACGTACGTATAAACGGTGTGATAGATGAAGGTGGTAAGCCAATATTCCAACTTGAGACCAGATGTAATGGATTAGCACACCAAGGGTTACCACAAGCCCTAGACACTGTCATTGCCCCTATATCCCCCCAGGCACACTGATAGATCACCTTGTGTGGTGTGACATTCTCTATGGCACGTCCAGTGAATCGTGAGCGATAAGAAGGAAAACCAATGCGTTTAGGACTTTTACTTCCAGGTAAGTCTATCTCCCAACACTCATCAAGATCACCCACTTCAATGTTTTTCCATAGTTGTTCGTACTTGTGGTTGTAGTACGGATGAAGGAAGTTTGTATTGAAACCACAGGTATTAGACAGGATCTTTACGACACAGTGGTAACACCAGTGATTTTGTTTGTCCCTGATGTGATGGTGATGCGGACAAGGGTAACCTTTGTAGTACCCGTGTTCGTCAAGCTGTCCTTCGTCGAGGCTGTCGATACCTGGGACATAACGAAAGTTAGTCTTTAATACTTTCTTAAGAACGTTTGTCATTAGACGTCTTGCATCCAAGGGGGATTAGGTTTTTTTGTTGTGCGTTTAGGTGCGGTGCTACGGAGCTCCTGACGATTGTCTTTATCTTTGTTGTAGGGATGGTGAGTGATGGAACGAAGATCGGGACTTTGACCTGTACGTAAGTAGTAGACGACCCTGTGCGCAAGGTATACGTCGGCGTCAAGAGACACTAGGTAGTGACCAGAGTGCTTGTGCTTATGTGTGACGAACTTCTTTTTACGGGGGTAGTAGAGGCCACTGGGATGATCGTCAGTTAACTCAACTAACTCTTGGATTCTCCAAAGAGGAGGCATTGGTTTGTAGTTGCGTCCCATGGGAGAAGCGTAGGTACAAAATAAGTATAGCGTTGTCCGAAACCAGGGGAACTCCAAACTATAGGTATAGCCATGTTTTTATTAGTTCTATAGGGTTTCCGACAATTCGATGCAGAAATGTCGGTTTGTATACGCATTTAAGTGAGTCTCATGAGAATCGGTATAGCGAACGACATTTTGATGCAGAAATGTCGGAAACTCCATGAACCTAATGAAAAACGTGCTATACCTATAGTTTGGAGTTTTCAACAAGTTTCAGGCCAAAAAAAATCCCCCCTTGCGGGAGGAATCAATACTTATGTACTATCTACTTTAGGCTACACACCTCTTTTCGCTCACGTTCCTTCCTACTCTTTCTCTTCTTCTTCTCCTCCTTCTCCATCTGCTGCCCCCCTGGTGCAACCTCATGACCTACTCCATTCATTACATCCTCAAAGATGCCGCCAAACTGAGACGCTATTGTGTCCCAACTGAACTGTGCATCTGTTACACGGTTGTAACAATCCTGTGCTGTTTTCTCCAGCAACACTGGTGACTCATACAGTTCACACAAAATCTCAGTCAGGTGTTCCGTGCTAGGGCACGGCATCTCACGGCAGTAGTTCGTATCTACATCAATGTGATTACAGTCAATCAACTTACCGTAACCTTCAAAGATCTCTTTGGTTGCCGTATGGTTCGGTACCACTTGAGCTACACGACACGCCGCATGCTCAAAGTTAACGAGTTCCCAGCCCCCACCTTTACACGTATTAACACCAACGTCAGCACAGTTATAAATTGACCGCAGCATGTCCACAGGTACGTTAGGAGGATTAGGATTATTAGCTGTCATAATGATCCTCCCATTTGGATCTAAGCCATTCTTGACCATCTCCCTACCAAATAACGACATTAAATCCCAACCTTGGTCTTTTAACCCCATGTGCATATACAACTGTGCATTAGGTCTACCTACCGCAAACTTGGCAAATGCAGCAATCGTAATATCTTGCCTCTTCCTAAATTGATTGCGATTCCCATTTAAACAAATAAAGATATCTTCTTTTAATCCCAACTTTTTCCTTGCTTCCCCCTGATCCATAGGATAAAAATCCTTGGTATCCAACCCATGGGGAATAACAGCAATAGGCTTGGTCACACCACCCTTCACAAATTCGTGCGCACCAAATTCTGTAAACGCAACTAACGCATCCCAATCATTGATATGTGGATCGATTCCACCCACCCAATTCATTGAGTCCATGGTGAGGTACCCAACGAACTTAAATTTCCCAGCCTTATGTAAATCTTGAATCTGTTTGTATTGTTCACTCACAATCCACGGATCATTCAAACTAAATACGATGTCAGGTTGTTCTTTTTCGACAATCTCACGAATCCTTTGCTCGCCAAAAGGAGCCGTCTGATGCCTGTTGGAGGCTGGGTACATGCGATACAAAGCTTGCTCATCACATGGGTCACCCCACCAGTTAGAAGCCATGCAAACAATCTCAAAATCATCGCGTAGACGCGGTAATATTCCACCACTTACCCTGGCAAAACCGGTCATTGCCACCAGATCGGCGCACCAAAGGACCTTAGTTTTCTTTTTACTCATGTTCAAATGTGTTTAACTGTATGTAATATATCGTATTTATAGAGTAGTTTGACGATCTATCTCTTCTTCTTTTACATCTGTTGCACCCAGTTTTTCTTTTATGTATTCCACTGCCTTATGTGGAGTTACACCTTCTGGATTACAAGTATATAAGTCAACAGCAGCATAGCCTTGCTCCGGCCATGTATGAATAGAAGCATGTGATTCCGCAAGTAATGCCAATAGTGTGACGCCTTGCGGACTAAACTTCTCTCCAAAAATACGCAATAAGGTAGCACCAGACATGCTTATAGCTGTCTCCATCACCTCCTGCAGATAGTCGTAGTCATCCAGAATCTCACGGGGGCAACCGTACAGATCGAGAATCATATGTTTACCATGTCCCACGTTTGTTCCTCACCAACTTCTATTGTCTCATCAGTTTCCTTAATCAGTGTTTCTCCATAATATTCCAACCATTTAGCTTTATTCAAACCCACTTCAATAATAGAAGGATAGTCTGAATGTTTCTGAGAAGCCTCGGCGCGACAAGCAACATTACCAAACAACCAAGTATTACCACGTTTGAATTTATAAACATTTAATCCCAACTGATGCTTACATGCATCCAAAAAATTATTCTCAAACCTAGAACGAGACATTATATTGTTACCAGATCCAGTAGAGAACTCACAATAGTTTGGATATAAATGCCAACCAGCGTTAACATATACTGTACTGCTTTCTCGCGGTGCAAGTTTCTTTTGCCCTATCTGGGAAACAGCACCTACATCAAAAACAATACAATGTTCCATCCAATCTAATAACGAATTTGATTTTAAGATCTGTTCTTTATTATGCTTAGCAAAGAACGGTACTTTCGTTGTTGTTTCCATAAGGTATTCACGCATCTCTACTTCCGACATATCAAGCAACCAGTTAACCAACCCTGGAAGCAAAGAAGCAAAATCTCCGTACGGTTTACCCTTATCGTTCATATCAATAAGGATACGTTGCTCTGCTGAAGTACCTTTAAATGGTTTATCAAATGGTATCGTCAGACGTCTACGAGCTAAACCAGAAGTAGGGTCTGTTGTCTGTATAGGTTCATTAGCTGTAATCATAACGACACCAGAAAATTTAAACGGATTCTGAGACCCAGATTGAAACTTGCGTTCCTTACGTATTAAGTCACCACCAGTCAAGCCTTTTAACATGGCTACTGAACCGCCATATCGTTCAACATCATTAAACAATACCAACTTTTTCTTATATAAGTTTGCTGTCTCAAACCTATTCTTCTCAATGTGCTCCAAGCTAGACGTCATGGCATTATCTTGTCCCACCAGTGCATGTGCTAAGTTTGCATACGTCGATTTACCAGATTTACCTGGACCTACAACCTCAACAAACTTCTGTATTTCTGAGTGACTAAGTAGTACAGCACGAAGCCACGCCCTTAACACTTGAACGCGACCCCAATCATTAGCTTGTGTACCCTTCAACCATTTAATGATTTGTTCACAATCTGCCCCTGGATCATATTCATATGGTAATTGTTGTGTCATATGTAATTTCCAATTAAAAGGCAATAGTTCTCGCGTCTGTACATCTAAGATGCCATTAGTAAATAACAGGTAATCTGAACCTTCATACCAATCATCGTCCAGAAGTGAGATGCGTAGTTGTTCTACAACATCTGTAATCATGGACATACTGTAACCATTAGGCAGCAACTCATTTTTCACATATTCAATCTTATCTTTTACTGAACCTTTCATTTCGTTATCTGACAAGCTACACCACACGCCTTTAGAACGATATTCATATAAATAGAAGCAGCCATGTTGTTCGCTGTACTTAAGGTGCTCACCATAAAGTGCCATTATGTTATCGGCAATTTCATTAGCAGCCCTATTCCTAGGTGGTTTATCACCATCACCTTCTTTTGTGCGTCTAGTCCTTTTCTTTTTTTCCTCCTTGTTTGACATAGGAACAACTGTTATTAGTTGATCTTCCACCTGTTGCTGCTGTGTATACTCAAATGTGCTTTGCATTTCCGCAAGTTGTTTTGCTATGTGTTCTAAGGTTGAATCGTCTACGCTCATAGCGCGGTGTTCTTGAGACGGTGACCACCCTTGTTCTTTTGCCATAAAAATAAGAGATCCGACACCACGTCCACCCTGTTTATTAAAACCAAGCCAACGATTGTGACATACACCTTCCTTATATTTAGGTGACTGTTTAGACCATTCATCCCATTCATCAAGCAGAGATTCGTCTAAGGAATGTAATGTCTGACCTACCGTTAACCAAATGTCATAGTCATCGGCAGCTTCTGGTGGCATACCCCAGGTAGCTTCTTTCGCCAATTGGATATCTCGTTCGAGACCCATCTCAGCTTCAATAACAAACCCTGGGCCTATGACGCGAGAAGTTTCGACAGACGGTTTACCTTGTCTTGCATTCTTAGTGATGATGCCAGACAAGATCCATTCAGGCAACTCAGGCAAGTTATGTACCCACTCGAATCCCAACCCTTCTTTCGTAAAGTAACCCTCAGTCTCTGGGTGCATACCCATCAACACCCCTTGGTGCTTAGACCAAAGGATCTCAAGTTTTTCTTTGTTGGTTTCTGAGTGCCAGGTGTATTTATTTCGTATGAAGTGCTTCTGGTGATCACGACTTACTTTGTATAGACGTCGTTCACGACCTTGTTTTCCACTACATATAGTTAAGGTTGGTGGCAATGCTTGAGCGTATGGGAGCTCTGCTGTTTTTTCAATGAGATCGAATACGCTCGGTCCGTCAACATCAACCCAGCACAACCCATAAGGATGATTGTAGAAAGGACCGCCCAACAGTCCGATAGCTTTACATTTTCCCGAAGCAAGTTCATCTTCAATCTCTGTGATAGTAAAGGGTTTCAGTTGCCACCCATGTGTATACGGATCTTTATTTGGTCCTAACGGAGTAAGAGGCCAATCAATCGGTATTAAACTAATCTTAATCTCCCCTGGCCTTACTGCCTTTTGACTTGTGCTGGTCATGCTACTGCCTTAGTTTGAATGACTTCTACTTTAAACTGCTTCTGGTCGAAATACTGTTCTTTTATTAATTCATACATATGTAGGTGCATGGGTGTTGGCAAGCAAAACACATCCCCTTCCACCGCACTATTCATGCGGTTAAGTAGAGATTGTGACCACTCGCCCACGCTAATCACGTGGGTGTTCATGGTTCTTTTTTTCGGTGTCTTACAATCTTACGGCTGGCATACCCAAAGAAAACCAGTGGAATTCTATAGATCAGTAACCCTTATGTTCCTCACCAGCGTCCTTAACAACCCATGGTGCAGACAGACGCATCTCTCCACCTAACTTCAAGGACTCACCAGTCTGTTTTTCTGGATCAAGAGCGTACTCCCTATAGATAGGCTCAGCTTGTTGTTTACGTTCTTGTTCAGCCTCAATCTGATTTTCAAATTCAATCATGTCTAGTCGCGCCTTAAGCTTTGCCTCAAACCAAACTTTGTTTAACCATTTGATAATGACCTCTATGTTCATCCTTACAAAACTTAACAACACGGGCATTACCTCATCTACCCACCCAATCTAAATCAAATCTGGATCATACACATTACAGTTACCGAGCTGTGTGTAGTACTCATTTACTACAGCATACCAATCATCGTGAATCTTATTCAAGAAGTTACGAGAAATCTTAAAGACCTGAGTTCTTTCTGGTGTAGATACCAGTATTGCTGCTTGTTGTACCTTCATACCTAACGTTTGCTGTACACCTAAATCATATGCAGCTAATTGTTTTAACGTCTTCTTAAACTTGAGGTTGCCCCCTAGCAGGTCGCGCCACTCCTGAGATCCCTTCTCTACATTCTTTGGCCAGTTCCGTGAGTACGGTTTAACACTAGTCTTCAAGTCAGCCAACGTAAGTTTTCCGTTTGCTACACCAATAATATCTGGACTACCACACCAAGCACGCCCCTCCTCATCTTGGCCCCACACCCGGCCAATACCATCATTTGAAAGTGTGAACTGATGGTGTTCCAACATAGGAGTCTCTGCCCATAACACCTCTTCAAACTGATCAAGAACCTTTGGCATACCATCCCAGAACGGAGAATAATCTTTGGGTATATCCGGAGTCTTATTCCCTTTTAAATATTGTTCCATCCCATAGTGAATACTGGTACCCCTTTCAGCAGCAGCTTCCTTCACACCTGGATTATTCTTAGACCACATCTCCAACTTTTGTTTGTTGGCCTCAGATGCAGTCTCACTTAAAATAGTAGTTACCGATGGTGCCGGTCCTGTTACAAAAGGAGTGTGATAATGTCTCTTACCATTTATGGTGACTCGTGCAGGCTTCTGGTTTAACTTCTCCAGCAGCTCAACATCCCCTTGGTACTTACCTGTAAGCTCGTCTACTATGCTTAAAGCAACCATCGCAAGAGCAAATGTATTAATAAAACTGTAACAGATTTTTTACACTAATGCCCACCTTACATGACAATTGATTTGACACGTTTTTATTTTGATCTTGATGAAGATCGCCCTACATCCGAATGTCTACTTGGCTTTGCGTGTCAAGACGTAAGTAAAACAGATGCAGATACGTACGAACAGGAGCTACAATCTTTAGAGATCCCCTACACGCGCATAGAACTTTAGCCATGAAATCAACTCAAACCACTTGGAATGACTACTTCGATCCCATTAAAACACGTCTTGGTGCCAGGCAATCAACCTTTGAAAAAATCTTTCAATACCTAGATGCCTCTAAAGAACCACTAATCGTAGAGACCGGTACCTACAGAGAAGAAAACAACTACACAGGCGATGGGTGCTCCACCCTTCTCTTTGACAACTACATCGACATCCGTGGCACTGGAAAATTAATTTCAATTGATAACGATCCAGCGGCTTGCGCCTTGGCTCGTAAGAACACCAAACATGCCAAGGTAATAGAAGGTGATTCCGTTGAAACACTAGACACCCTCTTTGGTCCAATAGACCTCCTATACCTAGATTCCTACAACATTACCGACTGGAATAACGATTGGGCACCAGCATCCCATCATCTAAAGGAACTGTTTGCAGGCTACAACCTCTTGGGTCCAGGTACTTTAATTGTTGTTGATGACAATATTAGAGCAGCCGACAGTAAACGCCATGGGAAAGGACGCTTGGTACATGAATTAATGGAAGCACTAGGCGTAGATCCGTACTTTGATTCCTATCAAGTTGGTTGGATTTGGTGTTAGACCTATACTAGAAATACCATAAATTCCAATCATGGCACTCTCCAGTCAAGTCAAAGGTTCACTAGATGAATCAGTCTCTCATTTACGTGAGGCACTAGCCTTTGCTGCACGCACCGAACATCCCATAATTGTCAGTGCTATCTCTGAACTCATCTGTCGAATCGACACCCTGGATCAGATGAATGACATTATGCAAAAACTTAAAGATAAAGATGACGATACAGTTGCCTTCCGAATCGGAAAGATTTGAAAAGTTCTTTTTAGAACTAGAAGAAAAAATCCCAGACCCAGGAAAAGACTGGGATAAGTTCTTGCGTCCGTGTAAGTGGGATAAAATATTAAAGGAACAAAAACAAGAACGTAATGGCTCAAGAAGATAACAAATATACTAAGCCGGAATTACGTGATGCAACAGGGCCCTGGGTTTGTTTGGTGATAATATAGATGTATTGACAAACGCAGTTACTTATCTTAAAGAGCGAGGAAGTTATGACTGAAGACAAAAGCAAGTACACCAAACCCGATCTTCGTGAACGCATTAAAAACCGTGTAATGCGTGAAGGTCGTGGTGGTAAACCAGGGGAATGGTCGTAGCCGTGAGGCTAAATAATTTCGGCACGTAAGGCTCAACTTGTTGCACAAGAATATGAAAAAGCTGGTGGTGGATACCAAGGGGGGAAAGGTGAGAAGCAAAAAGATTTAGAGAGGTGGGGAAAAGAGAAGTGGGGCACGAAAGATGAATATGAAAAACGTAGTAAAGCTAAGTCTGCGGCTAAAAAATATAAGGAGTCAAAGTAATGGCTGCTGACAAAGCTATCCAACCTGGATATACCAAACGGTATTTACCAGAAAAAGCATGGGCTTCTTTATCAAAAGAAGAACGTGAAAAAACTGATCGCAAGAAGAGAGAAGCTAGTAAGTCCGGCAAGCAATTTGTACCTAACACAAAAGCCGCCAAAGAAGCTGGTAAAAAAGCAAGACAATCTAAACCAACAAAGAAGAAGTAACCTATAATTAAAAGAGAATAAATATTCCAATGGAAAAGAAAAAAGCTGTTGCTCCTAAGGGTAAAGCAATGCCTGCTAAGGGTAAAGAAGCTGCTGCACCCAAGGGTAAGGGTGGTGCATCTAAAGGTCAAATGGAAGCACGCGACAAGTTTAAAGAAATGATTGCCAAGAAGAAAGAAGCTGCAGCCAAGAAAAAATAAGGTATACTTAACCCGCTCAAAATCCTAAGGAGGGATTCCGAAAGTTGATGTCCCGGCTTGAGCAACCGGGATTTTTTTGTTATACTATTAATTGATAGAGGCCAGGTCACTGTGCGCGTTGAGCACATAGCTCAGAAGGCGACACACCTGGTCCATCTACCACCCCTACTGCTCTGCCGGTAGGGTGCAGCCAAGTCCTCTAACACTTGGTTTGCGTACTAAGTCCTACTTTGGTAGGCCAGGGGAGTTGATCGTCTCCTGCTCGCTGACCCCCTATGCCTCTCAACGATGCACAAACCTGGGGGCGCACCGACCGTTAGTCCATTGGTAAGGACACCCCGACAAGGGAGTTGGATAGCTGGTTCGATTCCATGCACGGTCGATTATTTACCAAACAATCGCTTAACGCAATTAATAGCATCCATTACGCGTCCTGTAATATTGACGCTACGCTTCCAACTACCTAACTCTGGTTGGTAACAGATAATTTCCCAGTCAGGAAAGTTGTAGTCATTATCAAACTTACCAGTAAACATATCATATGATCTATAGTATGCCATCCGTAATTCCCAGTATTTACCCCAACCCAAATAAAAGGATCCATCATCACACCCATCTGGATTAAACCAAGTTAACTCTAATTGTCCAAGTTTAATCTTCCCATAATCTGCCCCTGGATCAATACGCAGAAATAGTAAGTAGGTGTCTTCAGATTCCATGTGAATAAAGTAGCTATACTCAGTGTACTTGTTTTAAGAAGTTTGTGCCATCCACCAAAAGCACACTTCAAAAAAATAAAGAAAAAATGCTGGAGTACAAAAAGACGTTGTGTTGCAGGCGCTGTGGAACAGATGATTATCGATTGTTAGATTTTCATCACGAAAAAGAAAAGGATAACAAAGTATCAGCTCTTTTACATGGAGGATACGCCTGGCAGCGCATCCAAAAAGAAATTGATAAATGTATTCCTTTATGTGCTAACTGTCATAGGCTTGAGCACTGGCAATGATAAAATATTCGTAGTTAAAATTTTTCGTAATGTCAAAAAAAGTTTGCGGTGTCTGCAATGAACTAAAACTACTTGAAGATTTTTACAAAGAATCAAGGGTAAAAGATGGACGAGCAAGACGTTGCAAGCTTTGTCATACAAAAATAACAAATGAATATCGCAAAAAAAATCCTGAAATATATCGCAAAGCAAGTTTAAAGCATTGGCATGGTCTAAATCAAAAGGAAAAACAAGAAAAATGGATAAAACGTTATGGGTTATCAGCTAAAGAATATTACAAAATGCTTGAAAAACAAAAAGAAGTATGTAAAATCTGCAACAAAAAATGTTCAAGTAAACAAACTTTATCCGTAGATCATTGCCACAAAACAGGAAAAGTAAGAGGGTTATTGTGTATAAAATGTAATACTTCTTTAGGAATGCTTAATGATGATGTAAGTTTATTTTACTCAGCTATTAAGTATCTTAAGAGTTTCGAAGAGTAGCTTTAATCATCCATGCCGCTTTAAACGCTTCCCCACACAGCTCAGCCATGTAATTCTGGATATCAATGGCACCTACCTTGGCAGCAATAGGCTCTAGTTTTTTAGTCTTCATGCCCAACTCCTCAAGATTTTTGTAGTACACACCTAGCATCTCAGTTGCTTTATAGCTGGTGCAGTGCTTGAACTCTGGGCTTGCTTCCATCAAACCGTTGTGGCAGGAAGGGAGCAGATAGTCCATGCTGCGAATAAATTCCCCAAGTTTATCAAACTGTTCGATGTGTGCTTCGTACTGATGTTTCAGGAACTTGTGTACGCCAAAAAAATTTGACCCTTCTATATTCAGATGAATCAAGTGACTTTGCACCTGAAGCTGGTGCACATAAGCCATTAATGAAATTAACTGCTGAATAAAAGAACCAACATCCCCACCCTTAGATTTACTAGGTGCTTTGATCTTAGCTTGTGGTTGCGTTACCTCTTGAACAGGAGGGGTTTGAACCTGTGGTACAGCTTGAGGACCGGGGGTATACATAGTTTTTATTCAGTACTTTTATTTTATCAGTGACGTGTCTTAAGTGGCGTTAATAGGATACATAATTTAGAATAGTAAAAAACAATAGCCATGGATTCTTCAGAAGCTTTTTTTGTTACATATGATACGTTGACAGCACCTGCTTCTGGTGTGTCAACTACAGTTCAATTAGGAGAAGAAATTAATACAAGGAACTATACCTTGTTTACTACTGTTGCAAGCATCAACACTAACGTTGTTGTTGCATTAGAAGGTTCTATTGATGGCACAAATTACTCAAAAATAATTAGCAACCAAACTATTACAGCTAATGGTACAACACATTACAATGTTGCTAACCACCCAGTTAAATACGTACAGCCTGTCTTTGTATCAGAATCAGGTGGTACGGCAGCTACTGTATTGTTTAGTGTAGGCGCCAACTAAGTAATATCGCATCTACTGCGACTCTATACTTCTTGCATATTCTTCTTTCCACATAGGCCTAAGGTGACCATAGTCCCGTGGTTCAGTGACAATAGCTTCTGTTGTACCACAGATATCACATGTACCCCTGTGAAAAGTAGAAAGAAAATTAGGTGGACCAATATAGTTACCTTTCTTATACCAGTCACCATAAGCTTCACCACAATTCTGGCAGATCCACACAGGATAATTTAATTCTTTAGTACGTCCCATTAAAATACAGTGACATCAGGCTCACTATCTAAACATTTAAATAAAGCATCAGCATTATCATATTCTTTTTTAGTAATATCTCTTAATGTTTTACACGCTTTATAAAAAGCTTGATACACTTCTTCTCCTGTTAGTTCATCAATAGCTTCACAGATAGTATCTGCAAAGTATTCTTTTGTTCTTTTTAAACATTCAGCATGTTTAATAGATTGTGCTGTGCTCGTAGTAGTGTCATGCAGTTTTTCTCTAGAGTCTTTAGTCACCAAAGGCTCATCTAATTCAGCTACAATGTTTTGTTTGAAAGACTTAACAAGTTCCTTTAACTCTTTGGAGGACCAGTTGGACCAAGCTTTAGACTCTTCAGATGTGTACATTGTGTTAGGCAGGTTGGAGGAGGTTGTCATTGTAAAGTTGAATAGCTTCAAGCATTTCAAAGTACCGTTCACGCATGGCAAGGCCAGCTTCACGGATACAAAAGTCTTGCCATAACCCAGTATACAGTCCTTCCATGGGATGTCCAGCAACTGCTCTACCAGAACACTGGTACATACGCTCCATAAAGTCCACGCGTTTCTGTTGTTCTACAACATCCCAGGCGTAAAGATAATCAGTGTTCATGAAAGGATGTGCAATTAGAAGAGACACCAACAACTTCATCTATTTCAAAAAGTAAAGTGTGAAGCTCATCTTGTAAAAACTCCACGACTTCGTCAGGAGTTTTACCTGCAAAAGGTTTATAGATGAGTTCGACATCCACCGATAGTGACACGGTGAGCTTTAGCTTTGGATCGGGTTCCATCAATCGAAGTAAACGTTAGTCTAGGTTAGCAGAAAAATTGAATTTAAGAAGCTGGACTAAAACCTAAACTTTGAGAACCAAAAGCAACTTGTGGGTGTGCATCCATAAGAGCTGCGTTACCTGCATACCTTCCCAAGGAAAGACCCTTCTGTCCTTCTATGAATCCTTTACGTGGGTTACCAGCTCCTGAATTAAAAGCTTCAGATGCCAATGCTGAATACTTACCTGCAAGTTCCATTAGTTATTTAGTAGCCGTTCCAATGACTGACTTTGATTTTGTTGGTAGTAACCAAGACGTTCTTGAATGATGTGGTAATAGTTAATTGCTGCATCTACCATCTCAGGTGCATCCATAGAAGCAGCTAAGTTTTCATTAGCTAACATTGCTGCCGTTAAGATAACGACAGCATGTTCAATCTTTGAACCAATGGTAGCAGAAAGAGGAGTCCCTTCTGATGTAAACCCAGATATAAGATTAACTAATGTGGGATCTACGTCCATGAGACTCCTTATCTTTCTTTAATTGTAGTTCAATTTACTTTATTACTACATGGTTTTTCTTTTTGCAACCAATACCAATAAGCATTACTAGCATTCTGATGAAACCGTTTACCAAAAAGAAGTTTTAATCTTTTTGCTTCCAGGTCATCATGCTCATCCCCATGGTACGGTATAATCTCATCTCCATCTTTTAACATACCCGTTTGTAAGTCATTCATCTCCAGCTGGAGATCAAAGTCTTTAAGAGCATGGTCATGACAACTCATCTTAATGCGAGCATCATCTACATCAGTCGGCGCTGGTATCTTCAGGTAAAAGCTCTCTTGGATACTCGGATGCAACCAAGTCCACTTTTGGCTCATTAAAGATTCGTTTGGATCTGACACTATAGTCTTGGACAACTTTGACACCGGTCGGGAGTTGTTGTCCGTTTTGATAGGCGTAGCGTATGACATCGAGATTAGGGAGGACTTTAGTGGTTGTTTTAGGTTCTGTTCTATCGGATAGAACTTCTCCTGAGAATGAACGTAGCACAACTCTTTTGGTTGTGGTTGTTTCTTCTTCCATACAATAGGTTGACTTTTCTTCAGTGTCCCAAAGCTCCGGGTCCGAGTTGATTTCAACAGTAAGCTCCTTCTTTTTAATTAGGGTGAATTGATAGTTGCGACCAGTAATCTTATTCGTATCTAATGGTAGGACCCGACGTAAGTAACTTAACAAACCTTTAAGAGATTTAAGTTGTGACGTGTGGTGAAGCTTAGCTGTTGCAACTAAGTCACCTTCTTTCTTGATACGTTCCAACGCATCTTCATGCGCGGCCATTGCATAATAGATACGATCAACTTTCTCTGAGCGTAAGTCAATACAAGATTCCAGTTCAGCTTTTGCCAGGTCTTGGGACTCAGGAGTGAGTAAAGGAAGAGACTTCTCAAGGGCAGCATAGTGTTCATAGAGTTTGATAACAGAAAGTTCTTTGAGTTTGGTGCTAGTAATTTGAGCCATGGTTCAGATGAATTGAGATTTGATTTTGGTGAGTACTAAGGCCAGCATAGCTGCGCATGCTGTCCAAAGTAAATCTTTGGCAAAGGGAAGAACGTAAGCAAGAATAGTTTCAAACATTAGATTGAATAGGTAGGTTTGGTGGTGCTTTTTACGTCATCACCAGGACGGTTCCTCACACGAACAACAGGAGTCTACTTACTCCTCTGTGTCTCCTGTGATACCAGTAGGTACCTTTTGTATTGCAATAAAAACTGCAAGCAAATCATTTAACTTTTTATTAACTTCTTTTATTTGTTTAAGAAGGTCATCATCACCAAATAAATTACCACTTAACCTAACGTCTTCCATAGCTTCAGGATTGTTTCTCTTTTGGTAACGATGACACTCATCATTTGTTGCATAAATAAGTCCATTAAATAATTCCAAGAAAACAGGAGAATCCACTAGAACACAGGAAGCAGTTTCTCCATATGCTTCTTGTACTATGTCTACAAAATACTTATGTGTTGAAATATATAGTTCAACTAGATTAGTTGCATTACTTGAAAAGAAATCTTCGTACTGTTCAAATGGAAGTCCGTATGCATCAATGGTCATGGTGAATACCGTCAGGGTTGAGGAGGTTGTGGATAAGGGTTTCTTTACCCTCTTGGTCTAGGTTACTCCAGTAGTCAAGCTCTGGATCAGTTTCGTCCCAGTCAATTTGAATTAGACAGGGACTATCGTTATCTTCTGTAACTTTAATGGCTAGTTTGGTAAGCCATGCATTTGGATTAGTCATGTTTGAAAGCCGTTCTTAGTTGAGGTAGTGAGGTACCAGGGAATGGTACATAGCCTGCATCAAGCATACTAAAGAATAGATCCCAAGCATGACGCTGAGTAAATGATTCCTTAGGTTTGTAGGTACGCCAATGGCTAAGGGGCGCTTGCACTCCAGACTTAGTGTGCAGTAAAAGGAAACGACCATCACTGGCGTGATCCATAGGAGGCTGGTACCACCAAGCAACACAAGTGTGTGGGACACCAGCAGGACACGCATCACGTGCCTCAGTGCGTTTGGATAGCAGGCTTCTGTATTTAGCAATCCAAGTTAGATGGATGCAATGTTGTTTGAATCCTTCGATCTCTTGTTGGAACAAAGGTAGGTTGTTGAGCTGACGTTGAAAGGACCCACATGAGCAGTGAGGTTCGCCAAACATGGGCCGTTCTTCTTGCACTGTCTCCAACTCAGAGTCCAAATCAGGGAGCCGATCTGGAAGCCGCAACCCGTCCGGTGCAACCAGATGCCCAAGGTCTGTGTGCTCTGACTGAAGCAACGCTTTAAGTTTTGTTGGATCAGTAAGACGAATGAACTTATCTGCCCATTGGCCTTGTAGTTTTGCATTGTCATTTAAGTGTCCAAGTGTGTGACTGTAGTTCCAGCCTTTGAATAAGATGTAAGAGTTATCGTGCCAGATACTTGGTCCCCTGTAATTAGGTCCAAGGTATGAGAAGAAGTCCTTGAGTCTGTGCGTATAGGAAGTAAAGGTTGCTTTGATTGCCTCCCTTGGATACAAACGTTCAGTACCATCGCGATACACAACAAGACAAGAGTCACCTCGCAGATAAATACCAACCACGCCAGAGTCATCGAAGTCTGGAAACGCACGCGATATATTTGTGCGCGTGTAGATGGTTGCTTGTGCTGCATTAAGTTCAGTATGTGTTGCTTGAGAAGACGAATTAAATTCATCATGTGTTGCTGTAGTAGTCATGGTTCGAGAGGTTACAATGAGGATTAGTAATTGAGTAGTGGCTAATGTTGCAATTCATACTGTCGCCAGAAGATATGTTCTGGCAAGAGAAGATGACTCGACAAATTAACGACTGCTCATCTATCGCTGAGTTACGAGAGATGGCAGTGTTACTTACCAAGATTGCAACAACAAGACAAGTGGTGATCAAGGGACTAGTGAAGGATGCACTGGACCTGATGCAGGAAGCTTATCATCCAAAAGGAATGAACGACGTTCCCAATGACGAACTGTAACTCTTGAACGTCCTAGCAAACCAGCCACCGTTTCTTGGGACAAACCTTGCTCTCTTAACTTTTTCATTCTGTTAAGCTCCTCTTGCTTAACAAAGTACTTTGAGTTGGAACGATAACGTCCTTGAGCCTGGAACATTATTGAATTGTTAGTTAGTACAAAAGCACGTGACTCCCAATAGTAAATTGTCTTTCGATGACAATTGTACATTGATGCAACAACACGTTGACTACTACCTGATTCCCTTAGTTCTTTCATGTGATTGAGTTGTGATTGAGAAAATTGTTGGGTCATTGTAAATACATGTGAAAAAGGGCCAGCATAAATGCTGACCCTAAGTTTGGTTTAATTAAAGGCTGTCGTCTTCGCCAGTAATTTCATTGCGTGCAGGCAGAACCTTTACGTCAACTGTGTTACTAGAACGTGAGATAGGTAAGATTTCTACACCTTCTGCAATACCGTAGGCACCACCAAGTTTCTTGGCATCCTGACGAGCATGTTGGTTGATGTAGTCTTCAAACATCCCTTGCATTTTCCATGTAGATTCACGATCTTCATCAGGAATCGACATGTTACTTAAAGATTCGATTGCAGCTTCTTGCGAACTGTAATCAGGAATCTCAAAGCTTTCAATAGCACAGATCTCTACATTGTTTGCACCACGCATCTCGTTAGCCAAGAGGGGAGTAAACACTGTAGTGGCATAGAACTTTTCATTGAATGCCAAGGGAATTTCAGAGTCCAATGCTTTGCTAAGGCATTTAGACATCTCCTTTTCATAAAGCTTAACCTTGTCGCTGACATCAGTTCCATTCAAGCCCTTAAGAGTAAGGACCATTGGGATCTTATGTGCTCTTTTGTTGTCTTGCGTTAAGACAAACACAAGGTATTTTGTACGTACACTGTACTTACGTTTGTACATGTTACCTTTGCTGTTCTCTAGTTCAGCAGCAAGACGATCGTTATCGAACATCTGCTTTACTTCTGGATCTTCAAAGGTACCAATCGTTTGACGCATACCGCTGGTTTCTTCCACCATAAGTGGAGAACGCAAGAGTATTTGCAGACGAGGCTCAGTAAAGTTCAACCCTTCCTCAATGGAAGTATTTGGTGCCATACCAAACGTTTGTTTATAGTCCCAAATAACAGAACCATTCGCAAACTGATCTTCAGTAGCAGTCCATCCACAGGTGTCCAAGTCGGACTTGCGAACAAACCAACCACGTGTTTTAGATTTGTTTAATGGTTGAATGGTAACTAGATTCTGGTAGCCAGAAACAAATTCTTTGGACTGGAACATCCGAAAGGAGTCAAGACTCCTCTTAGATACCAGGGATGAGGAGTTATCACTCCCGCTTGAGGTGGTTTTCTTAGTGGCCATGAGAGCAATCATAGTAAGTTCAGAGGACAGGAATGCTACGTTTAACGTCCAGCTCGACGTCAATTTTAAACAGAATCAAAAAGAATATCTAAAGGAGATTTAGATGTTCGATGCTCTTCAATAATTTCTTGCATGGCGCTTACGATGCAACTGTCATAGTGTCCACAACCTTTCAAGAAGTCTGTAAACCTACGCATAATTTCATCAGTAGTTACTGCTTTAAATTCGTACAAGATGCGGTCTTCACCGTCTTCATGTAAGAAAGTGAACTGGTTGTGTGTAGTAGTCATCAGAATGGAGGTTCAGATTCGTTGAAGGTAGGAGCTGAATACACACCAGGTAGATCAGGTAATCCAACACTGGTTGTGCCCCAAAGACTAGCAGTTTCCACTGGATCTGACAAGGTCGGACCTGTGCTAGTTACTTGTGCTTGAGGTTTAGGTGCCCCTGGTTCTGTTGAACTAGAAGTCACCTTAGGTGCAAGGGTCATTTGTACTAATTGAATTTTTACGTACGCACGTTTTTCTTTGGTGTCTTTATCAATCCACGAGTCGGTTACTAAACGACCACGAATTGTAAGTCCTGTTCCTTTACGCGTGAAGTTTGCAAGTAGTTCAGCTTGATTTAACTTATCTTGTGCGCTATTAATAGCAGAGAAGTTAAACAGATCAGACTGATTACGTCCTGTGTTAACAGCAAGTGTTTGATTACAAATCATCAAACCTTCTGGCGTAGTTCTAAATGAACGTGGATCTTTTTCATCAATGTCTTTTACACATCGTCCGGTAAGGATGACGTCGTTAAAGATTGGAAATGATTCAGTAACCGCAGCGATAACTCCACCATGCAGTGAGTGCGTACGGGTCTCCAGATCATGCCGTAGCTTCGAGCCATGTATGTAGATCCGTGTTCCCTTGAGTAGGTCTTTAAACTTGTCGCAAGCTTTTCCGTAAACATGAAGTTTGATGTGAGTTGGGGATTTGTTTCCTGCAGGTGGAAGGATAACTTCTGCACACAGATTGGATGAAGTAGCACTGGTGAATACCTCACGAGGAGTCTCGTTCAGTACAGCGCATGCGTCAACATAATTCATTTGATGTCAGGGGTTAGGTGGTAGAGCAGTTTAACGTCATACTCGGAGGACGGTCGATCAGTGTGTCGCTGACCAGTCAGATCCTACACGAGAATCTCCTTCTATAAGACAAAGGAACTCAAAGAATTCCTGTGCTTGAGGGAAGGCAAGCATAGCTTGTTCTCTAATCTGTTCTGTGTATTTAGGGTTACAAACCAATTGAACTTCATCATGTACCATTAAAACTTGTTCCCACTCTTGACCATGGGGCAAGGACAAGTTTGTCTCAATGTTCTTATGTATTGTTATTACAACTTGTTTCATTAGGATTGCACCTGCTGATTGTAACAACACATTCAAACCTTTAAAAGGTGAACGACAATACAAGACACGTTTGTCAAGACCAATTAAATGTTGACGAGTTAAGATGTAACTCTCAATCTTTGCCTTAAGTTCAGCCAATGCAGGTACACCTTTAAGGAATAAATTCATTGCAGTTTTTCCTAGATTACGCAGAACTGCTTCATCTTTTTCATGTGGATTAATAATTCCTCCCATTTTCAAAGAGCCTGCACCATACAAACAATTTCCTGTAATGGTAATACAATCCCCTTGGCGCATAACAAAAGATTTATTTTCGGTACGTATACAAAACACTTTCTTTTTTCCTGCGTAAGTCTTTTGTAATTTTTGTCCAGTAACATGACCTTTATTTGCAATGCTCACATGCATTTGTGTAGTACCACTAGCATTGAGTGATGGCTTAGCAACATGGATTACCCCTGGAAATTCCAAATAAGAAGCAACTAAAGCTGCTTCATAATGTTCATTGCGTATTTGTGTCCAATGCCATTTCTCTTTTTGATTTGGTTTACATGATTGAAATCCATCAGCAATTATGAATCCAGATAGCCAAGCTTTACGTTGAGCTTGGTTCATTTGTAAAATAACTTTAGTCCAATCTGTACCGTATTTTCGCCACTTCCAATCAATGTCAATTGGCAAAGACTCAGGTTCAACTAATAAAGCATTAACAATAATATTAGATTCAGTATTTATTTCTGTTGTTGTTTCAACTTTAGGCGCCATATAATTTTTACCTGTGCTCCAACCACAAGATACATTTTTATTACGTTTACGTTTCTTTACATACCACCGATGGTCAGCGGTAGCTTGTATTTTGAATGAGTGATTATGTTGCATTTGCCAAACATCATCTTCATGTTCAGGTATGATTTCAAGAATAGGTTTCCATTCTTTTATTTCTTTTTCTTCGTTGTAAGTTAAAACTAATTGACCAACTTTTAATTCATCATATGTTTTCCATCCTTCTTTTGTAAGCACTGTTGTTATATCAGTAGGAACACAGGCATAGAGTAAACGCTTAGCTATATCCCTAGTCTCTACACCAAATAACTTTTGGTTAATGGTATGTATATCTGATTCAGGATTAATAACAAGCTTGGCATATTCACCTTGATCCCAATAAGCTAAGTAACCAGCAAGACAACGCAGCTCTAAAGCTTTGGCATCTATACCAATCATGTCCCATCCTTGGGGCGCATGAAATAACGCACGACATTCTTTACCATATGGTGAATAACTAGCAGGGACTTGACCCATGTTGGGATGACGATGACTTGCACGACCAGTAATACAACCGTTAGTAATAACATCACCGTGCATACGACCAGTGTTGTTATTAACAAGCTTGAGCCAAGCGTTGTTTCCATCTTCTATTTGTCCTAAACGTTTTTTAATTAACATGTATTCAGCTAATGGTTTAGCTTCTGAGTATGGTAACTTTTCAATTACTTCATCATCAAGAATTGGATTACCTTTCTCTGTTGTCTTCTCTGGTTCCCACCCATACTTACTTTTGAGTCGCTCAATAATTTGTTTACGTGAACCAGGGTTAAATTCTTCTGTTATTGTTTTTTCAAATGGTACGTCTTTCACATAACCACGGGCAGCATTATTCACCTTAGGTGTGAACCAAGTCTTATGTTTAATAGGTGGAAAGATTTGTTTTAGTTGTTCTTCTAGTTCTACTTTCTTTTTTCTAAGGTTATCTACTAGATCAAGACAGGCATCTACATCAAATGGAACACCGGCTCTAATCTGTTTATTAATTGCAAGTGCGAAGTCGTGCTCAAGCCTAAGCGCTGATTCAGGATACTTCTCCTTCACAATATGCTTATATAACTTTAGTGTTACTTGGACATCTTGTTTACAGTATGTAAGCATCTCCTCTGAGTATTCAGAGAAGTCTTTAAAGTCAATTTTGTTATCAGCAAGACGCCAACCCCAAGCTTTAAGTGATGCATTACCTCTTATCTTTACTGGTACATTTGGATACTGTTCTATGTCAAGGTCATAGAGTTTTTCTTTAGGCCAGATGATGCGTGTACAGATGAGCGTATCAATGATGCGTGCTTTGGCGACAAACGAATGTAGTTTTTGGAGAACAGGGAGATCATAAAAGATTATATTGTGTCCTATAAGAACATCAGCGGTTGCCAGATGAGCAATAGCATCAGCAATGCGATCAGGCCCATAAGCAAAAGTTTCTGCTCGTGTGACATCATAGATGACAATGCAGAATGTTTTAGTAGCTTGATCATAAAGTCCGTCAGTTTCTATATCAAAGATAAGCCAACATTCATTTACGGAACTGGGACTCATCACAAATCTTGAGGTCTTCACTGTTAAGTTTTGTGTCATTGCTTTTGATCCATGTCAAAATTTGTTGTGCACCAGCCCGATGTGGGTTGGAATACATTCTATTGATTGCGCCTTGTGAGTCTAGTGGTATCAGCTCGAATTTCATAGCTTCTATATTGGAATGGATGACGTATGGTTTGTTGTCTTTCCATGTTGCGATAACGTAGGACATGATTTAAATGAGGATGTGCACCAGCATAGTACACACCCTCAGATAAAACGCAACCTTTACGCTACTTTCTTTTTGTTGTAACCAATAAAACCACCATCCTTCTTTCGTTTGGCAAGCGCTTTACTTGCGTCAGACCCTGCTCGTTGGGACCCATGCACCAATAGTGCAAACGGTTTATCTCCTAAGCAATGACTATCGTCATGGTCTATCTCTAGTCCACGTGTAGCCGCCTCCTCTTCTGTGTATACAACATAGGCTATACGTTTAAACACATCCGGATACTTAGGAAGTAAGTAGTCAAGTGTGCCACCTACAGATGCGGTCAACATAAAGTTATTAGGTATACTATCTTGCAAGCTAAGCCACATACCTAGTGATTTAGTGTAAGCATAGTAGGTATTATCAGGATCTTCTTGTGCAACTTTAATCCAAGCTGCCATATAATTCTCTGTCCAGAAGTCACCACTCTCATGTATACGTATAAGATTCATATCGGTTTGTGCAATCAAAGACAATTTAATTAATGCACTTAATTGGTTGATTTGATTCTCTCCTGAATATAAAGCTTTTCTTAATAGATCCCAGTTGTACCAACGTGAGTCACGTACAGTAGGCCTAGTCTCTGCCATGGCGGCAAAGCATCTAAACTCAAGTGCAGTTGTACCTGTGAGTTGCGGTAGATCAGTGATCTTACCCGTAGTCTTGTCAGCAAATGTCTTACATACACCAGCATGTGGGCACGTGTACCCTGCTGGAATATTAAAGATCAAACGATTAGAAAGTTTGCCGTTGCCTGTGCTGAATTTAAGGAGTTGCATGGTGTTGTGTAGTAATGGAATGCAGTTGAGTTTAAGGACATCCTAGGTCCATCAAAATTAATCAAACCAAAAGTCATTGAACTCTTTTGTTTTTTCTACAGAACATGGCGCAGTATCTGCACGTTGTTCTAAACGTTTGTTTAACTTCTCAAGATCCAATGAATCCAAGAAGTAACAAAGTTGTTCTTCTCCTATACACCTAAAGGCATCAAGGATAAGATCCTTTTTCTCCCTTTCAGGTTCTGCATAGTACGCAAATAAAAGCTTTTCAGCTTCTTCAAAACCTATTGGATCTCCAGTGAGCCTTAACAGAACATCACTAGGCATAGCATCAATAATCTGGTTGATTACACCATTAAGAACTGTGGGCCAGGTTAATGGTGGAATAACTTCCATAATTTGATCTACAAGATTGAGATCAATGAACTCAGGGCTAGTGGCATCAGTCATAGGTAAAGCCCCCGCTAAAGCAGGGGCGTGAAGTGTACAAAGAAGTTACGCTGCTGTAGCGTTGGTAGTTACCATGGTAGAACTTAAACCATGTTCTTTTAACTTGTCTAACATATCGCACATGATATTGGCATGGCGATTGGTGTCATCCATAAATTTAGCTGCACGTTCAGCTGAGATGGTATGCACGGAACCATTGGGTTCAATGTATCGCCAGCTACCATCAAGTTGCGGATCCCCTTGGAGCGCAAGACGTTCAGAGTTATGAACGTATCGTAGCTCCAAATTGTGGAAGTCTTGTAGCCCATCAGGCGCTGTCCATGTAGCGCCAAGGTTGTAACGTTTGTCATCATCGGAGTAAGCATGTAGTTCAGGAATGAGATGTTTGAAGGCAGCAAGAATTTGCATGTGGTTGTGTAGTAAGTGAACGTATATCTTGGGCTTACGTGCTAAGCACTGCCAAGTATTAGTGTGTCATCAATTGTAATTGATTCAACTTCAATAGCACCTATTTTCCAGGTCTGATCACCAGGTACTGGTTCAGTACCATAAGACCATGTGTCGTAGTCTTCTTCATTACGCGGGTCATCTTCTATAAGAATGTAATGTCTTGTATTTGTTTCAATAAAAGTACCAAGGTTTCCCATAGCCATAGCTAGTAGTTGATCATCGGTGTAGTTTTGTGTCATGAGATACAAACGTAGTCTGGTACTACTGACTGTTTAAGATAGGTTGATTACTTAATAAGGATTAAGTAACTGACCTATCGGTAGATCAGTTACCTAATCTTAGTTCTTCTTCTCGTAGCTGCAACGCCCTGCTAAACTTATCTTCATAAATATTTCTTTCAACATCGTTAAGCCTGGCATTGGATAGGCCAACAATCTGGTCTACGTGCATGACACCATTGGACACTTTAAGCATGACAGTGAACTGAGGTCTATTGTTACATAGACACAAGACAATGAATGCCTTCTTAGTCTTAACAGCATTAGCATATGATGATGCTGCACCAACACAGTTACGTACAGCTTGTCCCCATAGGGACAGTTGATGCGTATCTATTGGTTGTATAAAGGTCCATGTCTGATCTTTATCTAATACTTTAATAGGAGTAGGAAATAAATCCTGTGGTAAGCATTGATTAGGATTCTTTATTGTCCAAGCTTTTACTTGGATGTGATCATGGAATTCTTCTATGCGCCAACGTTTAGGTGGATTAATAGTCTCACCTGCTGTAAGTATCTGATCAAGCATAGTTATTGTGTCAACCAACAAGTGGAATGTATGTTTAGTACTTCTTCCTGTAGGTCTAGTCTTTAATTCATCTGTATATTTAGTAAGGATTTTAAAGAATGACTCTATAGGTAAATAAGTATTAAGCCAAGTCTTTAATGCGTCAAATGAATCTACTGCCCAGTAAAAACTATGCTGTGTAAGTAATGCAAATGTATTGTTAGCTATTGCTGTTTGTAAGTAATCAATAGGACAGTCAGGCCAGATCTTAAGTATCCTGTTAATCCATGCAAGCGTATGCTTTACTTCATCATGCATCTTCACTAGTACGTCAGGAGATGTAGTAGTTGGATCATGGAAGGCAGAGATTATCTTTTGTGCTTCTGTATTGATGTAACGCTTGAACCAGGGTGTATCAAGTACGTGGCTATTGTTTTCATCTAGATACATCTTATATAGTTCTACTCCTGGCACTGAGGGATACTCTTGTGGTATACGTAAGATATGAGTATAACTATTCTTTACTGGATGAAGTCTCTCGAATATGTAATGTGCACTAGTATCTTTCCAATGAGGAATAGACTGTTTGAGCTGTGTAGTAAACGAAGTTAAGTTCCGCTTGATCTCTTGTAACTTCTGCTTGTATGAAGTTGTATTATGTAGCCAGTACGGATTAGTTAATCCATTCTTAATGTGATCTATTGTTATGTAGTCCGTCCAGGTATAGAAATCAGTACGTCCATACTTCTTAGGTGTGACAGTATCTATATTGAATAGACGCTCACCTTTATATCCAAATGGTATATTGATCTTGTTAAAAGCACTAGCTTTACAAGCAAATGATATTCCGTAAACATAATCTTCTCCAGGGTTAGGCAGCCAAGCTGCTACCCACAAGTTTTCTACATGGTAAATCACAGCTTTGGTCCCAGTAGTATCCTTTCTGAATATGTAGTATCTTTCTTCTACTGGTTCAGCGTTGATGTTAATAAGTATCTGTGATAGAACTTCTTTCTTGATAATGTGAGCAGGGATTATGTCATCAGGTAACCCAAGAGTGTTGCGTGACACCTTAGGTTTACTAGGTGGGATGATCTTCTTAAGTTCTGGGTCGTACTTAACGAGATGTTGTTGGAGGTTTGATGGGAGTTGGAATTGCATGAGTTGAGTTGCGTTGGGATGTGAGCAGTTTAACGTCATGCTCAGGACGATTAGTTTACTTGTAGATACCGTACTGTCGTTCTTCT